GCCGCCCCCCCCCCGACACTAGATCCCTCCGGGCTGCACCTTCCGGCCATGTCCCGCACGCAGCCCCCCACCTCGAGACTCCGCGTCGCCCCCGCACGCGAGGAGCTGCAGCGGGCACGGAAGCCCGGCGTCGTTTCCCGTGACGCCGCCAACGTGGCCGACATCCTGCTGCGCGCCCCGGTCGCCGCCCGACGACACGCCTTCAAGCACGACATCAGCGTCCGCGAGCGGCCGTACGTCATGCGGGAAGTGGAGCGGGCCACCGGCTCCCTGTACGGCCTGTGGCGGGACACCCCCTCGGGCTTCGTCGAGGACGTCCTGGGCGAGTCCATATGGAGCCTGCAGCGCGACGTCCTGGACGCGCTCGTCGACCACAAGCGCGTCGCCGTCCCCGCAGGCTTCGGCGTCGGCAAGACCCACCTCGCCGCGCGCGCCGCCGTCTGGTTCGTCAACGTCTACCCGGTCGGCACCGCGCTCTGCATCACCACCGCCACCCGCTTCCGCCAGGTCCAGCGGCAGCTCTGGCCCCACATCCGCAAAGTCGTCCCCCGCGCCGGCCTGCCCGGAACCTGCGACACCGTCCAGTACAAGATGCCCACCCCGCAGGGGCACGACTTCGTCGCCGCCTACGGCTTCTCCGCGCCCGCCAACGACGAGGCCGCGATGCAGGGCATCCACATGGCCCACATCCTCCTGATCGTCGACGAGGCGGGCGGTATCGCCCCGATGATCGGCCACGGCACCAACAACCTCCTGACCGGCGGCCACGCGGCAATGCTGGCCATCGGCAACCCGGCGATGGACGACCCGGCGAGCTGGTTCGAGGAACTGTGCATCGAGGGCGACGACCCCGACGAGCCGACGACCATCACCCTGCCGATCTCCTCCCTCGACTCCCCGGCGATCACGGGGGAGCGGGTCCCGTACTGCACGGACTGCCCCGACTCCACGCACGACCGGCACACCCTCGCCCGGCACATGCCAGACCAGGACTGGGTGGACCGCACCATCCGCTCGTACGGCGAAGATCACCCGTACGTCATTGCGAAGGTCTACGCGCGATTCCCGAAGGGCGGAGGCGGTCTCGTCCTCCCGCCCACCTGGATCGACGGCGCCCTGAGCGCCCCGAACCCAGAGGGCCCCGGCTGGCACCGCCTGTGCGACCTCGGCCTCGAGGGCGAGACAGCCACGCACACCGTGAAAGAGGGCGCCTGGGTACGCCTGGGCGTCGACGTCGCCGCAGATGGCGGCGATGAGTTCACCATCGCCCGCTCCGTCGGGGACGTCATCGAGAACCGGCACGCCTCCGCCGGATCCGTCAACGACAACCAGGTGAAGGTCGCTGAGCGGGTCCTCGAGGAGATCCTCGCCGCGCAGCGCCTGGCCGACGCCCTCAACAGCCCGCACCCCGTCCGCGTCAAGGTCGACAAGAACGGCATCGGCCACGGCGTGACCGGCATGCTCGAGCGCTGGGCCGAGACCGGCCGCCACAAGGCGCAGATCGTCGGCGTCATGGTCTCCGAGAACCCCACCCAGGACGACCCGGGCGCCGTCATGCGCCCGTACCGCAAGCGTGACGAGATGTGGCTCGCCACCAGGGCACTCCTGCAGCCGGACCCGTCGACCGGCACCGGCCGCCTGCGGTTCTGCTTCGACAAGAAGACCGCGGCGCAGCTCTCCACCCCGAAACTCCTGTCGAACGCCGGCGGCTACTCCGTCGTAGAGTCCAAGAAGCAGATGAAGCAGCGGGGCATGAAGTCACCCGACCGGGCCGAGGCGGTCCTCCTGGCCCTGTACGAGCCGGAGCCGATCAACCCGCCGCGCCGCCGCGGCCTGCTCAACTAGTCGGCGACAAGTGCATCCGCCAGGACGGAAAGCGTGCAATATCTTGTGCCATGAGTGCGACCGCTCGTCACCCCAGCGATAGCGGCGACCGCCCCACCCCAGCGGCCGCCCTTTCCGCAGTGCCTGCGCCCGCGCCCGCGCTGCGTGAGCTCGAGCGGGTCCTGGACGTGTTCCGCACGGTCAACCGCAAGGCCAAGGACGTCGTGTCGGACTCCCGCCTGCAGCAACTCGAATGGGTCGCGGGCGAGCTCTCCCTGGCGCTCCCCCTCGGCCTCACCGAGACCGCCGGCGACTCCCTCGCCGAGCTGCTCGCCCCGGACGCCGTCCACGCCTATCTGCTCTACGGACGCGGCGGCTACCTGCGCACCGCGCCCATAGTCGCCACCGACCCGGCCAGCTACGACACCTCGGAACGCATTCGGATCTTCTGCCTCGGCATCATCGCCGAGCAGGCCCGGATCGAGTTCGAGGCACCCGACCTTCCACCGTGGGGACTGCGCCCCACCGTCTCCCCGAAGAAGGCCGACCTCATCACGGACCACCTGGAGGAGCAGGCCAAGCAGTGGGCCGAGGTCGACCGGCCGGACGTCATCGTCCGCGGCCTGGCCATGTGGGGCGTCATGCGGGACACCCTGCCGCGCCTGGGTGAGCTGGAGTCCATGCTCGTCGACGACATGGTGTTCGAGGGAAAGATCCCCGTCGCGCTCACGATCGTGCGCCAACCCCAGGGAGGCCTTCGCGGGAAGATGCCCGAGCCCGAGATCGTTGGCCTGTCCCCGGACACCGGCCGCCGTATCCAGGACTGGCTCGTACGCCGCACCGGCCTGATGACCCGGCTGCAGGGCGGCGTGCCCCGGCACCTGTGGCTGTCCGCCTGGCACCCCAACACCGGCGTCCCCATCGACCGGCGCGGCATCAGCCGCTGGTACAAGGGCGTCGCCGACGAGGTTCAGGTCAAGCAGGACGCCGAGGGGACGCCGGAGGAGGAACTGGTGCCGACCAGGTGGGAGACGATGCGCCGCACCCTCCTGGCGCAGCGGCAGGCCACGGGAACCGCACCCGACCAGCGCGGGAAGCTACTGCCGCCGCCTGCATAGGGTGCGCCCGTGCTCCTCTCCGACAAAGACATCCGCAAGGCCATAGCCGACGACCGGCTGGGCATCGCCCCCTTCGACGACGCGATGGTGCAGCCGGCGTCCGTCGACGTGCGCCTGGCCCGCCAGTTCCGGGTCTTCGAGAACCACCGCGCCACCCACATCGACCCGGCCGAGGAACAGCCCGACCTCACCAGGCTCGTGGAGCCGGAGGGCGACGAACCGTTCATCCTGCACCCCGGGGAGTTCGTCCTCGCGTCGACGCACGAGGTCATCACCCTGCCCGACGATCTCGCCGCCCGCCTCGAGGGCAAGAGCTCCCTCGGCCGGCTGGGACTGGTCACCCACTCCACCGCCGGGTTCATCGACCCCGGCTTCTCCGGCCACGTCACCCTCGAGCTGTCCAACCTGGCGAACCTGCCGATCAAGCTGTGGCCCGGCATGAAGGTCGGCCAGTTGTGCGTGTTCGCCCTGTCCAGCCCGGCCGAGCACCCGTACGGCAGCACCGAGTGCGGCTCCCGCTACCAGGGACAGCAAGGGCCGACCGCGTCCCGCTCGAGCCGGGACTTCCACCGCACTGTCGTACCCCACTCGTAGGGTGATCGGGTGATGGAGCACCGGCCGCCCTGATCAGCGACCGGTCCATGGTGGCCCGCGCGAACCCGTGCTCCCGGGAAGGGTTGAACCCTGGGCCACCCCCAAGATCCCCCGAGACGACGTCTGACGGCCCCCAGGGCGCTGCTACGGTCCCCGCATGGACGTCGCCCAGTCTCAAGCCGCCACAGTGCCTCTCACGGCCGCCGAGCGCGCCCGGGTGGAGATCGCCGCGGCGGTCACCGGGAAGACGTTCGACGACTTCGTGCGAGACGCCGTCCTCACCGCGGCGTACGACCCGCTCGTCGTCGCCCTCGAGCGGGCCGCCGACACCGTCGCCGCCCGCGCCCAGGCCGACCAGGTCCAACACGACTACGCGGGCTGAACAACCGCCCGGCCCTACACTGCCGCTCCATGAAGCACCCCAAGGCGGGCGGCGCCAAAGGGCAGACGTACACGGCAACCCCGCGCCTGACGTCGTACATCACGCCGCCCGCGTCCGAGGTCACCATCACCCGTGCCGACGGCACCACAGACACCGCGCCCGCCCTCAAGCCGAAGAAGGCCAGCACGCGCGCACCGCGGCGGTCACGGAACCGCGGCTCCCTCGTCTGCGCGTTCTGCGGATATGCCATCACCGGCGAGGCCGCCAGCAGCACCGAGCACAAGACCCGGGGCAAACCCATCCACCCGAAGGGGACATGCCCCGAGCAGGCGCCCCCGAAGGTGCCGACGAAGCCCGACCCCGCCTCCACAATCCCGCGCGGCCGCGGGGGCACGGGCAACCCGTACAAGAGTCCGAACACGCGCGCTGTGGGCAAAGACCAGTGGTCCAAGGTCACCTGCCCGCGCTGCAGGGCAGTTCCGGACGCACTGTGCGTCGTTCAGGGGGTGACCTCCGCGGTGCCACACCAAGAGCGCATCCAGATCGTGCGCCGTGCCCTGGGGGCCGCGCAGAAGCGCAAGACCTGACCCGGGCGCACGAAGGGCCCGGTACCGACGGGGGATGCGGTACCGAGCCCTCTCAACAGGCTACTTCCTGCGGTCGCGTGCCGCCTCGGCTTCGCTCAGGCGTGTCTCCAGGGCGCGCTCCCGGTCCGCGGCCGCGCGGAGCTGCTCCTTCGCCTGGTCCAACTCGCCGCGCAGCGCGTCGACTCGGGTCTCCTGAGTCTCCAGCCGCTTGTTCGTGCGCTCGAGCTCCGCGGCGAGGCCGGCCCGGACCGTCTCGGCCGCGTCCTTCGCCGCGGTGACCATGGCCTCGGCGTTCCGCAGGGCCTGCCGCCCGTTTTCCTCCGCCTCGGTGGCGCGCTCCTCCGCGGCCGCGGCCTTCGCGTTGGCCTCCTCGACCTGCGCCGCGGCGGCCGCCTGCGCCGCCTCGAGCGTCGCGGTCATCTCCGCGACCTGACGGTCGGCCTCGACGCGGGCCTTCCCCGCAGCGTCCTGGACGGCCTTGATCTCTTCCGCCGTACGCCGGCGGATATCGGCGATCTCGTTGGCCGCGCCCTGGCGGGCAGCGTTGACGTGCGTCTCGGCGAGGGAACGCGCCTCCGCGACCTCCTGCTGCGCCTTGGCGCGCGCCTCCTCCGCTGACGCCTCCGCGGCTTCGGCCCTGGCGTTGGCCTCTGCGTTGATCCGCTCGACCTCGGCCTGGAAGTGGGCGCGGGCCTCCTCGAGCTCCACCTCCATCTGCTCCGCGGCCTGGTTGGCGGCGTCCCTCTCCCCCTCCGCCGCCTCCTTCGCCGCCGTCGCGGTGATCCGGAGAGTGCGCTCCCCGTCCGCGCGTGCCTCCGCCGTCGCGACTCGGGTGTTGGCCTCGCTCTCCACGGCCAAGACCTGAGCTTCGGCCGCCTCCGGATCTGTGACCGTCTGCAGGAGGCCTACGTAGCGCTCCATGGCCTTCACGCTCGCCGTGACGTGGTGGATGACCTCCTCACGCACGTTGACGGCATCGGCCGCGGAGTCGGTGACGGGCTTGTCGGTCTCCGGCTCCTCCACGGCGGGCGCGCCGCCCGCAGCCCTGGCCCGCTTCCGCTTCGCCCGCCACGCGCTGCCGGCGTTGTGGTCCGGCCGGACGCAGTACTCCGGCGCTGGGCCGGGCGCTGACGGGTCCTTCTTCGGCTCCCGCTCGTCCCCGCATCCGGGGAACTTGCAGGTCACCTGTTCCGCGTTCTCCCCGGCCGGGGCATCGGCGCTGGGCTCGCTCATGGACGTCGCTCTCCTGGGTCGCTTCGGTCGCTCTGGAGGTCTCGGCGCCCGAGTTGTACCACACGCGAGAACCCATCCCATCTCATCCCATCTCAACTCATCACGGTGATGAGATGAGTTGAGATGGGATGAGATCAGATGCGAAAGGTGACCGTCGGGGCGCTATGCGCGCTAGAGTCGGCGCCAGTGTGGTCACGCCGCACAGACCGCCGACCCGCTACCCACGCAGCGACGGCACCAGGTCGAAGGCTCGCCGGACACGGCTACCGGCACCCGGGCGCACCCCGGCGAGGGCCTCGTGTCGGATCGCCTTGCCCTGACACCTGCGGCGGGCGGCGTGGGGCCTGCCTCGGAGACCCACATGTCACGGCACATCAGCAACGACCTCAAGGCCCGCGCCCGCGCACTCGCCGCCCGGGAAGAGATCCCGTACAGCGCCGCCCTCGCCCGGCTCCGTACCCCCCGCGACACGCCCGGCCGGCCGACGGACACCGCGGCGGACAACCCCAGCCGCTTCCTGCTCCCCGAGTACCTGTACGTCCCCTTCGCCGCGCCCGACCTGGGCGACGCCCGCCCCTGCGACTCCTGCCAGGGATCGGGCCTCGACGCTGAGGGGCGCACCTTCGCCCAGCCGTCCGACGGCGGCCGGCCCCCGCTCCTGATCGAGGTGGTGTGCTCCGCCTGCGAGGGCTGCGGGCGCGCCGAGCACGACCCGGAAGGCTGCGGGTGGCCGCACACGGACCCCGACATGGACGAAGGCCTGTACGACGAGGACGACTACGACGAGGAACCGCCCTGCCCCTCGTGCGCAGGCCGAGAGTTCAACTACATGCAGGGCATGCTCTCCGACGACCAGGGCGAGCCCGTCGAAGTCATCTACCTGCGGCTACCGTGCGGCTGCACCGCCGACCGGATGCGCGTCATCCTCGGCGACCTGATCGAGGTGGCCGGCTGATGGCCCGCCGCGAACGCGAGGACCGCGAGACCCTCCCCGGCGTCGCCGAGGTACGCCTCCGCGCCGACGACGCGACCGCCCAGGTAGTGCTGGACGTCCTCCGCGCGAACTTCACCATCACGGCCCCGCGCGACTACCCGGGGAACCGCTGGTACTTCCAGCTCGACACTGGCAACACCGCCGCCGACCCCGACGGAGACGAGTGACCATGACCCGCCGCCTGGTCTACGGACCGCACTGCCCGCACGACGAATGCGCCTGGACCGGCTGCGACCACGAGGAAGGGCGCGGCAACGGCATCGTCTACCCCTGCCAGTACGAGAACGACGGGTGCCCGTACTGCGGGCCCGCGGACCAGGCCGCCCCCCTCGAGCCGGGGCCGGAGAGGCACACCTGGAAGTGCCCCGTCTGCAGCGCCCTGACCCTGACCGCGGGCAGCCCCGACGCGCTCGAGTCCCAGGTGGCCCGCTACGGCCTCCCGCACCTCGCCGAGCACGAGAGCGCGACCGCGTCCGCCTGAGACGCCACAGGGGCCCCGTACGTGACGTACGGGGCCCCTGCCGTCTGATCACTCGGCCGGGTGCGCGTCCAGCCACCGCGACAGCTCATGCGCGGAGCCGAGGACCGCCGGCCGGTTCGTACCGAAGGCCGTGGCGCCCTTGTCCTCCCCCACCGCGATGCCGTCCTCCATCTTGTTGATCAGGACGTACGCCCCCGACCAGAACTCCGGCCCCGTGCCCTTGTCCGCGTGCATCGCCGTCCGCAGGGTCCGCACGGGCCCCATGAGCGCCTGCATCTGCTTCCAGCACGTCCCCGGATCCTGCTCGAGGCAGCCGCCGTCCGTGTCGAACTTCTCCACCGCGGCCTGGAACTTGGTGGTGGCCGCCCCCAGGCTCACCGTCTTCGCCTTCGCCGCCGGCTTCGCGTCGTCGTTGCTGCTCGAGCCGCAGCCGCTCACGGCCGCCACGGTCACGGCCAGGACCACGCCCACGGCCGTCTTCCCCCACGTGTGTCTCCCCATGACGCGCGATCATCGCACGGCCCACGGACACACGTACGAAAGAGGGCCCCGACAGATCGTCAGGGCCCCCAGGAGCACGGTCACGCCCTGGTGTTGGACCTGCCTCCCAGCACGTTCACGTTCCTGATGTTGACCGTCTTCGGCCTGCGCAGCGCAGCCACGATCCTCGCGACGACGATCATGAACACGATGCTGGCGATGGTCGTACCGAACCCCGTCGCCGCGGCGAGGAGCTGACTGGCACCCGTGAGGAGGTGCCCGCCGCCCCAGGCCGCGACCCCGAAACCGACGCCGGCGCCGACCATACGCTGAGCCTTCACGTCCAGGAGCGGCTGCGGTGCCAGGTCCCGGGGCGGGGTCGGCGGCGTCGGCTGCAGATCAGAGCGACGGATCTGCACGGACTTGTTCCGGTCGTACGGGTCCTGGACGTGCACGATCGGGTCGAGTTCGTCGCGCATCTCCACGGCGCCCACGACCGGCTGAGGGGTGTACGAGCGGATCACAGGCTTGCCGGACATGCGGGGCTCTCCTTGCTGGTGTCGTCGACGTCGACTTCGGGGGTGTGCTGGGCTGCGGTGAGGACGAAGACCACCGACCGGTCGCGCTTGCCGTTCTCCTCCACCCAGCCCTGACCGACCCACTGGGACAGCCACGGCGAGATCGACGAGTGGTGGTTGCAGATCCCCATGCGGACCGCTTCGCCCTTGGTCAGGCCCTCCGGCCCGGCCTTCTCCAGCGCGCGCCACAGCTCCAGTCGGTTGTCCTCGATCCGGGAGCCGTCCGGGTACATCGGGACGGCGCGCAGCACCGGCCGGCCGCCGCCCCGCGGGCCGCCACCGCGCGGGGGCGGAGGGGGCGTCGGGTCCGGATCAGGGTCCAGGTCCGGGTGCGGGCGGACGTCCGCGTCCGTGTCCTCGGCAGCCGGGGAGTGCTCGCGGGACGTCTCGAGGATCTCCTCCTCGGTGATCCAGTAGCAGCGGCCTTCGTTCGGCGTCGTGTACCGCTCGGACGAGACCATGCACTTGCCCGGCAGGTCGAGCTCGTCGAGGCGCCATCCCTTCCCGTACGCGCCCGTCCCCATGATCATGTTGATGGGGGTCGGCTCGTTGACGGGCAGGCCGATGCGCACGCCGAACTGCTGCCGGGTGTCGGTGCCCTTCCCGCCGAACGCCTGCTCGCTGGGCGACTGGGTCGCGGCGATGATGCGGATACCCATGGCGCGGGACACCTGCATCAGCGTCATCAGCTCGGACGCCACGTCGGGCGCCTGGCGGATGAGCTCGGCGAGCTCGTCGATGATCAGGACGATGTACTTGCCGTGCTTCCGGGTCCACTTCTTGACCCGCTCGCCCTTCGGGCCACGCAGCGTCGACAGGTGCTTGCCGCGCCGGGTCATCTCGCCCTTGAGCCAGACCAGGACCTGACGCGCGGTGTCCGGGTCGTCGGCGAGGGCGATCATGTTGTCGCGCCACGGGCCCAGCTCGAGCGCGCCGGGCTTCATGTCGATGCCCGCGAGGTCGACGTCGTCGCAGGCCACGAGGTTCGCGGCGAGGACGTTGACGGCCCCGGACTTGCCCTTGTTGGTGCCACCGGCGACCAGGACGTGCCCGTCGACGATGTCGACCAGGATCTCGCTGCCGTCGGGGTAGACACCGATCGGGATGGGCTGCTCGACCGAGGTGATGCGCACGCCCGGCCACGAGATGCCGGGCCCGGCGAGCGGGTCGGTCGTCTGCAGCCGCACGATCAACTGGTTCGGCTGCGCGCCCTCGGTGAGACGGAGCCGGCCGGGGAGGTCGAGGTTCGCCTGGAGCTGCTGCCGCTTGGCGATGACGAAGGCCGCGGACGTGTTCTTGCCCGGGGGCAGCGTCACCAGGCAGTACCAACCGGTCTCGGTGAACACGATCCGGGAGACGTCGACCGCAGGCACGCCCAGGGCCACCAGGGCGCGGCGCAGCGCGGTCTCCTCCTCGGTGTCGCCCGTGACTCCGGCCTGGCCGATGTTGACGCCCATCCCGTCGGGCAGGGTCGCGGTCTTGGCCGCCTTGATCTGCAGGTTGAACCGCTCGTGGCGGGACTTGATGAGCCACGGCACGTACACCGCGTACGAGGAGATCGTGACGACACCCGAGGCGATGAGCGACGGGACGGTCGGGCCGGTGATGGCGCCGATCGCCGTGTTCACGATCGTGCCCGTGGAGGCGACGCCGAGAGAGGTGGCGAGTCCGTTCTTGTGCTTGATACCGCCCCAGGTCAGGCCGCCCGCGGCGGCGAGCGCCACGCCGTACCCGGCGTACGCGGCCGGTGTGACGCCGGCGAGGTGGTGGAGCCAGCCCAGGCACGTCATGCCGAACGTCACCGCGGCCGGGGCCAGTTCGTAGCGCATCCGCCCACACCAGCGGCACACAGCCTCGGCCATGCGGCGCGTACGGCCGTGGGGCGAGACCTCGTCTATGGGCGGCGGGGTGACGTGATCGGTCTTCTCGCGAGGGATGAACACGTCACGTCACCTCGCCAGGAGGGACGCGGACAGGCGGACAACGGCTGCGGTGCGCGAGGGCATCGGGGTGTTCCTTCGTTCGTGGTCTCGGCGGTGCTCTCCGCCGTGGGGCCTGGCCATGACGCCAGATGTTCGGTTGTCGCGGGTGGGTTACGGGCCGGGCGGCCCGAGCGTCACGGGGTCGGTCGTCTTGTCGTGCCAGACGTAGCCCCACTGATGACGACTGGTCATCTGTGTTTCGGGTGGGAGCGCGCGCCCGGCGATGGCTGCCACGGCCGTGGTCATGCTGTCCACGGCGTCCATGCGTTTGGCCGTGCGCACGTTGGTCGGGGTGCCCGGCGGGATCGTGAACTGGAAAGTCACTGTGAGCACCCGCGGGGCCTCTCGCTCCGACGTCATTCGTCCCCCCTCTGGATCAGACACAGCCCTCATTGTGCCTGATCTGTCGGGGAGATTGATAGTTCTCCGGGAGAACTCGCGTCCTTAGCAGCTACGAACCAGCAGTGGCCTGGCCTTTTCTAGAAGGGTTCGCACGTTCTCCGGGAGAGTTGGGCCCTTTACGAGGCGTCCTCCTCGAGGCGCCCGTGCGCCAGGTGCTCCTTGCAATTCGCGCAGCGCAAGGTGCCCGGACGACGCGGGTGATCCTCCAGGATCGTCGGCCCGCACGTCGGGCACGTGAGCCTGACGCGCTGCAGCGGCCGCGGCACGGCCGGCTCGAGCGGGTCCGCCCCATGCGGGGTCGCCGCGTCGTACATGTCATTCCACGTGAACCGCGTGCCGTCCCGGTCCGGTTCCGACTGATGCCAACCGCCGGGCTGGTCTCGCACGGGCATGAGCGACGGGTCGTAGTGGCCAACCGGGCGCCCACAGGAGACCCGGCCCGCCATGGCGTGCAGCATGGTCGCGCTGCAGGTGGTCACCTCGCCCGTGCACTCCGGGCACGGTACGGGCTTCGGCTCCCCGTGGTAGCTGTCCCACTGGGTGAAGTCCGGGATCACACCGCGGCCACGGCAGCGACGGCAGGGCGGGGCCGGAGGCTTCGGCGGCGGGAATGACACCTCGAGCTTCACCAGGTCCGGGTGCTTCTCCGACGGGCCGATTGCGTCGACCTGGCAGTGCAGGGTGACCGTCCGCCAGCCATCGAGGGGCAGCGTGGAAGGCAGCTCGCCCTTGAGCAGCTCGGGCAGCTCCTCGGCGGTGATCTCACCTCCCGGCCGGGCCGTCATGACGACTCCGGGGTGTTCAGGAAGCCGCGGATCTCCCCGGCGAGCGTCCCGATGGCGTTCCCGTCGACCTTCCCGACGGTCACGTCCTCGTACATCGCCAGCGCCTTGCGCAGCAGGTTCTCCGCCTTCTCCCCGCGGGCCAGTTCCTTGTCGATACGGGCCTTGAGCGGCGCCCCGAACTCCCGTACTGCAGGGTCCGGGGCGAACCGCTTCACCGCCTCCCAGAACGCGCCGGCTGCCTTGTCCGGGGCGTAGTTCTCCCCGAACTCCATCCGCCCGTCGGGGTGGATCGTCAGCATCGGCCGGCCGTCGTCGTCCGGGATGACCAGGGAGTACGAGGTGATCGGCTTCATCGCGCTGAGCGTGCTCAGGGGCACCACCTCACCGGGCAGCGCCATGGAGACGATGCCGCGGGACTCGCCGACGGTGAACGCGCCGCTCATGCGACCTCACCCCAGTAGCCAGGCAGGGCATGGACGTCGATGCCGTCTCGCTCGGACACGCGGGCGACGCTCGGGTCGGCGCTCCACACGGTGAGCTCGCCGAACTGGCGGAGCGCGGCGCGCAGCCGCTCCCCCTTCACCACGGCGGTCGGTCGGAAGTCGCCGCGGCCGCGCATCAGTACGAGGGTGGCGGGCACTCCGTGGGCACCCAGCCACGTCACGACGAGCTGCTCCAGGCGCTTGTCGCCGCCGGTCATGACCAGGACGGTCTGCCCGTTCGCGCGTGCCTCCCGGGCGGCCTGCACGACCCTGCGGTTCGGGGGGCATTGGAGGCTGGCACGGTGGAACGCGGCCGCGTCGTTGGCCAGGTGACGGATGCGCCGAACGTTGATGAGGCCGCCCTCGAGGTCGAAGGCGACGGCCCCGCGCGGCGGGGCGGCGACAGCAGTGGTCATGCGACGTCTCCGTTGTAAATGTGGATCATCCGGACGGCCTTCGCCTTGCACGAGTCGCACGTCTTGCGGCGGGGGTCGCCCGTGCCGCAGATCGCCGCGGCGAGGGCGTCGGCGGCGCCGGTGGAGGTGATGCGGAGCAGCGTGGTGCCCTTCTTGCGGCAGGAGTCGCAGGCCCGGACCTTCCCGGGCCGGGTGTTCTCTCCGCACGCGACCAGGGCCAGGCGCTGCTCGAGCGCGGTGAGGCTGGGGGTTTCGGCGACAGTGGCGGTCATCGGTTGCAGTCCTTCGGCGCGCGCGACTTGTGGTGGGCGATGGTCTGCAGGTCTCCCCCGACCTGCTCGTATGCGGTCATCAACTGGCAGGCCGTGCATCGACGGCCCAGGAAGATCCGCAGGGGGTTCGTCGTCGACTTCTGGTGTCCCGAGCGGCCGCTGGTCATCTCGCCGTGCGTCCGGTCGCCGCACCACTCGCACGACGGGTCGTAGTGGGAGAGGACCGGGGCGGGCTTCCACGGGCCCCAGGAGAGCGGCTGTCCGGCGTGGTCCCTCGGCAGGGGCGCCTCGGTGTACGTCGTCGGCGCAGGAACCGCCCAGAGGTGACGGCCGCGACGGTCCGACTCAGGCTCCGGCAGCTCCTCGACGGCGTCGGCCTGGACGAGACGGGGCTTCTCCGGCTCCGGCTCCCCACGCAGGGCACGCAGGCAGGCCGGGCAGATGTCCGCCTCGGTGACCGGCCCGTCCCACGGCCGTACGCCCGGAGCCTGTTCGGCGTCCGGCGTGCACTCCAGAGGCACGGTGAACACGGGCATCCTGGGGGCCGTGATGCCCTCCCCCGCGATGTGCAGCAGCGGGCGGCCTGCGGCCCGCACGACCAGGCGGCCGGCCCACACGGGCGCGGCCGGGATCTCGACGGCCAGGGCGCTCACGATCGGCCCCCCGACTCGGTGCCGTGGAGCGCGCTGGAGATGCGGGCCCACATGGTCGCCATACCGACCGCTCGGTCCCGGTACATCTCGAAGCCGTCGGCCATCGCCTGATGCTGGAGAGCGGCCTCCTTGTCCCGCGCGCCCTCGCTGCGCTTCGCCTCCATCCGGGACTTGTCGACCTCAACGAGAGCCGCCTCAGCAGCCTCTGCCCAGCCCGTGGCTTTCTTCGCGGCTTGGGCCGCCGTGACGCTCATCGGGAACGCCCCGTCAGGAGCTGCACCAGGCCAGTGGACTTGGGGTTCTGCCGGTACAGGTCCCGGCGGGCAGCGTGGACGCTGCGCCGGGCGAGGCAGAGAGCACCCGCCGGGACGTGGCAGGTCGGGCACTGCACGGAGTAGGAGCCGTGCCGGAACCGGGCCGCGGTCTCGTGCGCAGCGTCGTGCGCGGCGTCCGCGGCCGGGGACGGTATGAGGGTGGAGAGGATCACGGGCGGCCGCCCTGGGCGGGAATCGGCAGGAAGCGCGGACGGGAGCCCTCGGCCGGGAACGGCTGCTCGCGGTCGAGCATGTACTCCCACTGCCCGGTGTTCGGCTGGGGCCGCTTGAGTCGCTTGTAGTAGGCCGTGCCGAACTCCATGTCGGTGGTGTCCCCGCACTCCGTGGGCAGTCCGAGCCGGTAGATCGGGCCGGTCAGCGCGTCGGGCGCCGGCGGCTCCATCGGCCCCCACACGCCCAGCACCATGCCCATGTGCGGGCCCTCGACGATCCGGATCTCGTGGAAGTCCCGGGTCGGCCCGGACGCCTCGGCGGAGGCGTTGCGTACGCCGCGTGCCCAGGTGTTGACGTCCGCGGCCGTCGGCGTCGGGGCGTAGCCGAGGATGCTGCGCAGGGCGGCGATGGTGGTGAGGAGCTCCGTGTACGCGGCGACGGGGAAGTCGTCTTTCCACTGGTCGCGCAGCAGGGAGCACGCCGCCTTGTCGACGATCTCGAGGAGGTGCAGGTCGACGACGCTGCGCTCGAGGAGGGTTCCGGCGGCTGAGAACGCGTTGACGACCAGGTCCACGTTGCGGAACCGGTCCCAGAGCGGCGCTACGCGCATCCCGCGGTGGTCACGGTCCTGGAGCAACTCGGGGATGTTGGTGCTCATGGAGGGGCATCTCCTGTTAGCTGAGGCGAGGGCGGGCCAGCCCTCATGTGAGGTACGTCGAGGTGCCGATTCCTGTTACGGTTTCGGCGTTCTAGCTGGTCAGAGGCTCGGTAAGTTCCACGATGACCAGCGACATGCGGGCGAATCCGGTGGTGACGGGCTCCCCCATGACGGGGATCGGGCCCATGAGGAACTCGTGGTTGTCGTCCGGCAGGAGACCCCCGTCGGTGACCAGGCCGTCGATGTACGGCTTCACCGTGGGCGCCCAGTTGCCCGGGTCCCGCTTCCGCGAGAGCGGCCGCGGGTGCAGCACGTAGAAGATGGCCGCGCGCTGCAGCCGGGGCAGGCGCTTGGCCATGGCCAGGCCGGCGGCGTCCTGGCGGAGCTGCTTGCGGATCCGGTGCACGGCCATGTGGTGGAGCCGCTGGTTGCTGTCCAGCATCTCCTCGACGTAGGGCATGAGCAGCGTCCAGGTACGCCCGACGCCGGACAGGCCGGTGAGCAGCGGCTCGACCGCGGGCGCGGGCGGGGTGGATGGCGGCCCCGGGTGCGCGGCCGGCTTCTTCCGGGCCTTCTTCTTCGGCTTCGCGGCGGCGGCCGCCGGGGAGGCTTGTCCCCCGCGGCGGCTCGCCATCAGGTCGCGGTACTGGGCCGCGGTCATCCGGGCAACCAAGAGATCAGCCCTCCAGGGCAGCGGTACCGGCGTCGGTCAGCCGCCAACGCCACCCCATGCCGTCGGCTTGCGTCCTGCTGAACTGCTCGTCGACCACCACCCACCCCTTCGCCTCGAGCTTCTTCACCGCGGCGCTGACCTTCCGGCCCAGGTGCCCCCATGCCGAGGTGCTGCGCTGGCTGGTGTCGAAGACGATGGGCTGGTTCGTACGGCCCGGCCGCAGCGTGAACACGACGCCCGACTTGATGAGCTCGAGCAGCGTCTTCTCCGCTGTGGTGGGCGGCGCGGGGGCGTTGGCGGGGCGGACCTTCCCCATGTAGTCCAGGCACCGGTGGCAGTTGGCCGGGGCGTCGACCGGCTCGCTCAGGTGCAGCGGGTTCGACCGGCCGGGCGTCTCGCACAGGCCGCGGTCGGCCGGGTGCTTGCGGGACCGGCCGGAGACCAGGTCGTCCTTGGGCGCGGCGTGCCGTAGCGATCCGCCCACGCCCGAGTGCCGGGTGTTCTCCCGCACGGTCATCTCGACGCCGGCCGCAGCAAGTGCCTCGTTCCACCTGCGCTGTTCGCGCTCTCGGCGCTCCTTGGCCTGCTGTTCGCGCCGCTCCTCAGCCTCCTGGCGGCGCTTGCGCGCCTCGACCACGGAGGGCGGCAACGGCGGGTCCAGTTCCATCTTGTCGCCCAGGACGAGCATCCAGCCGTCCACGCTGGAGCAGCGGTCGATACCGGGGAAGGCGTAGCCCAGGACGGCGGTGCACCAGTCGTTGCCGCGCCGCTCGGCGACCTCGTACATGCTCTTGAGGTCCTCGGGGCCCAGCGGTCCGCGGCTCTTGCGCTCGGCGTCCGTCCGCACCAACTCGTACATGTCGTACGCGGGATCAGGCACGGGCCGGGGAAGCAGGGCAGTCACGACGTGTCGTCGCATCAGGGGGTGTTCCTCTCTTCGGGTCTACGGCGGTGCTCTCCGCCGCGTGGCGCCTTGGCGGGCGCCGGGAGTCTCGTACGGTGAGGTCAGGAACGTCGCGCGGGTTCTGCCCGCACGATGGCGAGGGACTGGACGAGCAGCTCCGCATCGGTCCGCGGGTCCTCGCGCCAGTGCAGCGCGTAGGCGCCGGAGATGACCGGTCCCTCGACGTTGTGCAGGGTCGGGTGTCTGTCGATGGCGCGCTGTTCCCAGCCGTCGGCCGGGAGCGTTGCGCCGCCGGTTCCGTTGTCCGGGCAGGTGATGACGACTACGCGCTCCGTCAGTTCCGCGGTGAAGCCCCCAGCGTGCGCGAGTCGCGCGGGGCGGGGCGCTGGGGCCTGGCGTACGGACCGCGGCCTGCGCTGCCGGTAGGGTCCGCGGCCGCCACGGGGGACGGGGTGTCGCTCCATCCACTCTCGGCCGGAGGCGGTCAGCTTCACGGGGGCAGAGTCGTCTCCCCCGTCGGTCACGTACCCGGCGCTGGTCAGCGGGTAGAACGAGCGCTGATTGACGACGTAGTCGGTGCCGGTGAGCCGGTAGCGGGCGCGGGGCGCCACAGCGAACTGGGCACCGGTGCTGCCGGCCTCCGCGATGGTGCGCAGGAGGGTTTCGACAGCGGGCGTGAAGTCGGGCATGGGGTTCTGCTCCTCGACGGGGCTGAGCGGAGAATCGTTCTGAGCGAAGAATCGAACGCGTCGAACAGCCGGGTTGTTACGACTTCACCGGCAGGATGGCGTCGATCGAGGTGTCCCAGGCGCGGCCGAACCACCGCGCAGCATTGCCGAGTCGGCCGGGGAACGTCTGGGCCAGCAGAACGCCGGCGGCGATCGTGAGCGTGAGCGCCAGGTGTGCGAGGAACCAGCCCACGACCGCGACGACAACTCCGGCCAGAACGCCGAGGGTTGCGATGGTGGGCGGGACGATGGCCGGGTGCGCGATGGCCAGGAGGCCGAGGGCGTACGCGGCGAGCTTCAACTTGCCGAGCCAGTTCGGCATCGGGTGCTCCCTCTTGGTGGTCTCGGGCGGTGCTCTCCGCCCTTCGAGAAACACGTTAACGGGTTACTCGTCGGTAGCCGACAATAATCCCAATTGTTGTCGGTAAAGTTGGCGCCACGTCAGAACGAGCCCGGGAGGGGCCAGCAGTGGGTCAGTTGCAAGAGGTGCACGACTTCCTCGCCAAGCGCATCGTCGAGGAGAGCATCATCGGCCACAGGGTGCAGCCGAACCTTGACGGCGTCTGGCCGGCGGTCTGGTATCAGGGGGCAGGCGGCGCCGACGACGAGTTCGAGACGCTCATCCTTGCGGGACCGGAGGGACCCAACTTCGATGCGGGCACCCGGGAGCGGGCCACCTTCGTCGTGCTGAACGACCCGGCCCACGTCATCGACTTCACCGGCTACCTGCGATGGACCGTCGCGAACCACAAGCCAGTGCTCCAGCCCGCAGAGGAGAACGGCGAGACGGTCGCCGTGGAGGTCTGCCCCATCGACGGAGCCGAGTGCGAGCCACTGCTCCGCATGGCCCAAATCTGGCAAGCCCACCCCGAGTTCAAGGAGAAGGAGTGGCACTGGGAGTCGTCCGTCACCATCGCCGAGATCCTCGCGCGCGGAGACGATGAATGAATCACGAGGTCCGAGCCCATGTGCTCGCCGCCTACGGCCTCGCCGAAGATGACCCGACGTACCGGGCCCTCGAGGCGCTGCACGCCGCGGCCGACGTAGACCGCGAGACGGGCCAGGCGCGCGTCCGGCGCGAGATCGACGCGGCCGCCGAGGAACTGACGGACACCCTGCTGCCCCCGGAGCTGCGCGCCGCCGGCGTCCGGCTCGTGTACAACACCGAAGGACTCCACGCATGAACCACGGGCCGATCCCGCCGGGCGCGATCGTCAGCGGCACCATCTCGCCGGACGCCGTCTCGACCGGCAACGTCCTCGAGGACATCCGCAACCGGGAGCCGTACGCCGTCGAGGCCGTCATCCTCCACGCACTCGCCGAGTTCAGCATGGGCGGCCCGCCCATGGGCAAGGACGAGGCCCGCCAGTGGCTGAGCCTCTACCTGCAGCAAGTCGCCGAAGGCCGCTCCCCCGTAGACCCCGGAGTACACGCATGAACTACGACGACGACCTCGAGGACCGCATGGCGGCCGAGCACCAGAACCGGCAGCGGCAGACGGCTGACCTGGACTACATCCGCCGTTACTACGGGCTCGAGCGGCGCCACGGGATCCGTGTGGCGATCGGCGGCCGGATCCGGAACAGCGGGCAGGAGGGGCAGATCGTCGACACGTCCGGCCACTACCTGATGGTGCAGTTCGACGGTGACGAGCAGCCGGTACGCCGTCACGTCACCTCGAACATGGAGTACGCCGCGGCGTCCGGATGGGTCGCGGCTACGCCCGTTCCCGACCCGTACGCCGCGGCGCCGGCCGGGGCCGCGCAGTGACCGCCGTCGACGAGCAACTCGCGGGCGCGTTCTACGCGTTCATTCAGGACCGGTACGCCGACGAGCTGCGAGAGCAGTACCCGACGGGGGACAGCACCCCGGCCGTGGAGACGTACCGGGAGCAGTACCGCGAGGTGCAGGAGGAGCACCAGGCCCTCGTCGACGCGCTGCACCGCGGCGACCAGGAGCAGGCCGCAGACTGCCTCTGGGGGCTGCGGAACCAGGCGTCCAAGTGGAAGGCGCACCCCGACTACCCCGAGCCGATCTCCGACGGCACCATGCCCTGCCCCGTGCCGGCCCCCGAGACCGGGCACCCCTGCACGAAGCGGATCCCGAAGGGTTGGGCCGCGGCGGAAGGGCACGGCGGCGGCCACTTCTGGCAGTCCCCCCGGGCGGCCGAGCTCGAGGCCCTCGGCGCGCACTACGACGCGGGAACTCTCCTGTCCGGCCAGCCCACGCCGTGGCACCTGCCCAAGGACTGCACCCCCGACTGCTGGAAGTGGAGCGACCGATGATGGTGGAACGGCGCGGCCAGACCATCGCCGAGGTACGGGAGCCGACGGCGTGAGCACCCACGACGACGTCGTCGATGCCGAGATCGTCGACGCGGAGCTCGTCGAGGACGGCGTCCTGGCGCTCGTCGACGACAGGGCGCCGGTCGTCGACTTCAACACGGTTCTGTACCCCGGGCAGGAGCTGCCCACCGCGGCGGACGCCCCGAAGTACAGCAAGCGGGACCTGGACGTCAGCGCGGAGACGCAGGCCCTTCTCGAGGACACGGACCCGACCGACACGGGGCCCATGCGGGCCTTCAAGGACTGGTGCGCTGAGAACGGCCGCGTCGCGATCCCGTGCACGACGGCCACGTACACCGAGTACAGCCGGCACCTGATGGCCCGCGGCCTGAAGGTCTCGACGATCAAGAACTACATGTCCCTGATCAAGACGGCGATGCCGCCGGGGAAGAAGCCCGATAACAGCCTCTACCTGCGGCTGTTGGGCAACTACCGGCAGAACAACAAGCGGGCGCTGCGCACCCGTCGGTCGTTCCCGATCCGGCTGCCGTACCTGATCCCGATGATGGAGAAGGCGGAGGCGGACAACCGGCCGATCGGCTGGCGCGACTCGGCGATGTTCGCCTTCGGGTACCGCTTCCTGGGCCGGAGCGTCGAGGACGCGAACCTCGAGATCGAGGACCTGACGTTCATCAACGGCGGCCTGCGGGTCTGGCTCCCCGAGGACAAGACGCACGACGAGGAGCAGAACCTCGTGCTGATGGACCGGCCGGACCTCCAGCTCGTCCCACGGCTCACCCGCTGGCTCGACTACATGGCCGACCAGGGCATCACGTCGGGGCCCGTCTTCCGGCACGTCCTCAAGAACGGCATGGTGGCCACCGAGGCGACCCGGAGCAAGACGGCCACCAGTCGCGGCCTGCACCTGCGGGGGCAGACCGTGAACGAGCGGGTGAAGTTCTGGTTCGGTGCGGCCGGACTGGTCACGGACGGCAGGCACGTTTCCTCCCAGGGCATCCGCGCGGGCGCTGCGACCGACCTGGCGGAGAACGAAGCCACGGACGACGAGTTGGAGCGGGCCGGCCGTTGGCGTCCGGGCTCCCGCGTTCCGCGCGAGGTGTACGTCCGCCCTGCCCAGGCGGAGAGGAACGACCCGTTCGTCAGGGTCCCCGTGCACAACCCGCAGGGGCAGGCGCAGGAACCGGAGAAGACGACCTAAGCAGTCTGGGAGGCGGCTGCCCACTCATCCTCGAGCATGGCGTGCACGACAGAGTCACGCCACTGCCCGGCCTTGCGAACGTGCTGGCGGATGGTGCCCTCTTCGACCATGCCCGCGGCCGTCATGGTCTTCGCCGACGCCTCGTTGAGCGGGGACCGCGCTCCCCAGACGCGATGCAGGGTCAGGTCCTCGAACCCGAGACCGAGGAGGAGGCGCACGGTTTCGACTCCGTATCCGACCCCCCACGCGTCCGGGCGCAGCGCGAAGCCGAAGGTGGCCCCGCGCTGCTGGTGCGGGTCAAGAGCGACCCGGCCGAACCCGATCACATCGTGCGTGTCTTGCTCCACGACAGCGAGCGCGTACTCGCTGCGCGGGTTCGTCGTGGCTGAAGCGATGGACCTGGCCACGATCTGGCTGACCTGGTCGCGAGTACGCGGCTCGAACGACAGGTGTTCCGTGGCCTCGGGGCTGCCGTAGATGGCGTGCACCGCATCGACGTCCTCGAGTGTGAGCTCGCGGAGGACCAGACGCGGGCTGGAGCGCTTGACCGGGTACATGCGGGGACTCTACCCGCGGGGCAGCGCCGGCCGACTCGCCGGGAACGCCTCGATCTCCGCACGGAGATCGCGGGCTACAACGGCCGTACGCGCCGGGCTGGTCATCAGCGCCTGACGGACGCGCAGCGCCGAGACGACGATGCCGTTGTTCCGGTGTGAGATTGGCAGATCCAGCACGGGCCGAATAGCTGCTGCGGTGCCGTCCACGTCACCGCTGAAGAGCCGGATCAGCGACAGGTCGCACTGCGATCCCGCGAGGTCTCCGAACGCCCAGTTCGGGGAGTTGGGGTCGCTGAAGCCCTGCACGGCCCGTTCCGCCTGCGCGGCGAGCTGCGCGTCCCCGTGGCCGAGGAGCGCCTCCGATTCCACCGCGTAGTAGAGCTGCTTCTCCGGGGCGTACGTGAACAGCCCACCGAGCCGGTCCAGGTCGTCGAGGATGACGTGTTCTCGCCGGTCGTCGGCCTGTTGGTTGACGGCGCGCGTCGTCTCCTCGTCGCCCAGGACCGCGGCGGCGCGGGCCTGAAGGCCGAGCAGCCACAGCCCGACGGTGCCGCGCAGGCCGGCAGCGGTCGCGGCTCCCTGGCTCGCATAGTGATACGCGTCCTCGGGCTTGTCCGCCCAGTAAGCGATCAGGGACTTGAGCCCGTCGGTGAGAGCGATGAGCCCTGGATGTTCGGCGGTCCGGGCGCAGGAGGCGGCGACGCGGGTCATAGTCATGGCCTGGTGCGGGGACTCCATATCGTTGAAGCCCTTGGCGACGAGGAACGACAGCACAGCGGCCTTGACGTTCAGGTCGCGCAAATGTGAGAGCTGCCGGACCCTGCCGCCCTCGAGGAGGCGGAACACCTGGTCCTGGGTCTCGAGCAGGTCGCCCCAGATCGTCGACAGGGGGTCACGCGGGTATGCGGCGACCAGGCGCCCCACCTCGTCGTCGAGCAGTCCGAGCGTGTCCTCGCCCACCACCTCGCGGTCTTTGCCCAGGAGAAATTCCTTCGCGCGCTGCACAGCCATCGCGCCCGTCCTTTTCATCTCGTTCAGGTCCACGTCGTCTTCGGCGTCGGCGTGGAGTGCAGTTGGTGACGCGCCGGTCAGCGGAGCGAAGTTCGGTGTGGTGCCCTCGGGGACCTCGGTCCACAGGTCATCAATGCTGTAGCCCAGCATTTCGACGATGACCGGTCGGAAGGTCCGCTGTGGCTTCCTGCCGTCGTAGAACCATCCCTCGACGGTCTTTGAAGCCGGGTCCACGTTCTCTAAGCCGAGCCTCGCGGCCGCTTTCCTGTAGAGCGGCAAGACGTCCTCGGGGGTTCGTATGCCGCGTGCTTCGAGGGTGATGCGGAAGAACAACACGGCGCTCGCCTCCCATTTATCCGCCTGGTACGTCACTGCCCCGACGGTAGAACGCTGTCCTCATCAAGTTGCCCCATACAGACGGTACTTAGCAGTTCCGAGGGAGGTCAGAGGAAGAGCCGAGGAAGACCGTCAACTTTGCACCAAACCCCGAGGGCGATCTGGGGGTAGAGCCGTCTGCACGACCGTTGCAACGCTCGTAACAGCCCTCGCTGAGAGTGCCCGGACGTGCACATTCATGGATCAGGGAGTCCCCCCATGCCCTCCAGAGTTGCCGGAGCGACGACAGTCGTACGGACGCCTCGCTCCGTCTGTGGCGGCGACGTGATGAGTGAGCGTTTCAAGGTCGCTGGCCGCCGCGGTGACGCACCGCCTCGGGCAGAGGACGCATGCCGGGTAGGAGTGATGCGTCGGATTGCCGCAGCGCGGCTCAGGTACTGCGGACTTGAGACGATGCAGAGCGAGGTGGTGCTGATCGTCTCGGAGCTGCTCACCAATGCGCTTCTGCATAGCGGCACCACGGAGATCAGCTTGAACATCACTGTTCAGGACGGTTCTCTGCACATCGCGGTCGGGGACGGTATGCCGGGTGCTGCGGAGCCCAGGGAAGCGGGCGAGGGCGCCGAGTCGGGTCGTGGCCTTGCCCTGGTCGAAGCCTTGGTGGAGGAGAGCGGCGGAGCCTGGGGAACCAGCGCCGACGGCGCGACGACCTGGTGTCACCTCATGGTCCCCGAAGGGGGATCGTGATGGTTGCGGTGACAGTTGACGTAGCCACCCAGTTATTGAGCCGTCGAGCCTCGACCGATCACGAGACGGTGGGGATGCTCCTCGCCGGCCTGCGTCGCTCCCTCGCTCACGAGGCCATCACCGACGAGCTTTACGACGACCTGGAGGCCGTGCTCGGTGAGCACGCCCGCCCCGCGCCGCACGAAATCGCGGTCATCGCGGGGCGGTTACGGGCGGCGACAACCACGTTCGTGGAGATCGTGCCGCACCTCGTGAAGCCCTACCCCGTCGATGAGATGCGCCACCTGATCTACCTGAGTGCCGAGCACCCCCATCCCGAGGATGCGCACGGCCACCTGCGCCGGTTCGCCCTGGCCGTCCTCGCGCTCCTGGACTTGATGGGAGATGAGGCCTCGTGACGCTCTGTCCTCCGCTCCCCTATAGCCCGTTCAGATGGCCGAGAGAGAAGAACCGTTCCGTGCCCACAGGGACCGAACCGCGCCTGATCCCCTTCATCACCCAGCGGGAGGGGGAGGACGCTGCGCCGGACAACCTCATCATCGTCCGGCACGGATCCGGCCCCCGGCTCTACTACGGGGATGAGGACGCCCAGGGCAGGGACCGGCCGCTGCGGGGCGTGCTGTGGGCGCGCTGCGGCTTCAACCCCGTGGACGAACACAAGATGCCGACGGGCAAGCCGCAATGGAAGCTCATGCACCCGTACCGGCAGATGCTGACGATGCAGGCCATGCGCTGCCAGGTCTGTACGCAGCCGGCACGAACCCCCCTGGGCTTCATCTTTCTTGCCGGTCCCAAGGACGAGGACCCCACACAGGCCATGATCCACACGAACCAGCCTCCGGTGTGCCCGAAGCATGCCCGCGCCTCGGCCGCACTCTGCCCTCACCTTGGGAGGAACCCGATGGTCTTCCTCGCGAAGAGTGCACCTCTGTACGGGGTCACCGGCACGCTCTACGGCCTCAACGCGGACAACGTCGTGCACGTCGTTGCGCAGCCGGACCACCCCCTGCCCTTCGGGCACCCGAACCTGCCCACTCTGCTCGGCTCCCAACTGATCCGCAGGTTGAGCTCTTTCAGGGTGGTCGGACTCGACGAGCTGACACAGGAACTGGCGACGCTCGCCGCATAGACCCCTGCCCGGTGGCCCGGAAGGATCCGGTCCTGGCCATCGGGCAGGCACCAGACTCCGCCCGTACGACAACGGCATTCGGCGCGGGTGGAGACGGCGCTGGGGTCACGTCCCCCAACGGCCCCAGCGCCAGCCGAAGCATGCCGAGCGCCCCCGCGCCGCGACACACGCACAACTGGACCGCCCACCGGGGGCCCTGACCTGGAGGTCACATGCACACCACCCCCGAGTTCAGCAGCGTGGAAGGCGCCTACGTGGCCCTCGTCCGGCTGGCCACCGAGGAGTCCGAACACCACATCGCGGCGCGCGGCAACGAGGCCCGTGAGGTCATCGGCGTGGGATTCCGCCTCACCGACCCTCGCCAGCGCCTGCCGTACCTGGCCGAGCGCAAGGCGAACCCGGTGTTCCAGTTCGCGGAAGCGCTCTGGTACCTCGCCGGACGCCGGGACCTGGAAATGATCGGCTACTACGCCCCGTCGATGCGCGCCAGCAGCTCCGACGGCATCCGCCTTGGCGGATCCGCCTACGGCCACACCCTGTTCAGTCCGGCCAGCAGCGCCAAGCAGTCGCAGTTCGACCAGGTGATGGAACTGCTGTCGAACGAACCCGACAGCAAGCGTGGATACCTGCCAGTGTTCAGGGCGAAGGAGCTCGCCGACCGCGACAATCCCGACGTCGCGTGTCTGGCCGGCCTGCACCTGCTCCCTCGGGACGGGCGGCTGCACATGGTCTGCAACATGCGCGCGAACGATCTCGACTGCGGCCTGCTGTCCGACGTCTTCTCCTTCACGATGATCCAGGAATACGCGGCCATCCAGCTCGGCCTGGGTCTGGGCACGTACACCCATTTCATCGGGTCCGCCCACGTCAACGACCGCAACGCCGAGCGCGTCAAGCGCGTCCTGGACGAGGCCGACTCCCGCCCCACCGCGCCCGCCTTCTCGTTCCCGGCGATGCCTGAGAGCACCGAGGGGGCGACCATCGCGCACGTCCTGCAGCACGAAGAGGCGTTGCGCACGAACCAGCTCCGCTACAACGCCGAACACATCCGCGGCCTGGGCCTGGATCCGTACTGGGAGCAGGTGGTCATGCTGTTCGAGTTGTACCGGCAGATCCAGCACGACCAGACCGCGGCCGTTGACCCGGGCCTCATGGCCGCGCTCAACCCCGGCCTTCGCTGGCTCATGGAACACAAGTGGCCGGCCTGCGCCGCGGCCACGGCCGGGGGTGCGCAGTGAGGGACGGTAAGCCGATGAGCGGCGCCGTCGTTGAAGGCGTCGACTTCGACCGCCGGGCGGTCATCCTGTGTAAGCCGGATGCTGTGGCGCGCGGACTGGTCAACCGAATCCTGGGGATGATCTCCGATGCGGGTATCGCCGTCTCGGACCGCTTAGACCTGGTGGCTCAGCCGTGGCAACCGCACGTTGTCTACCGGGATCTGCTGGCCGACACCGGTCGGCGTGACCTGCGCGATCTGCCTTCCTACATCGACGACGCATATGCGGGCCAGAAGGTCACCGTCGCCCTGGCGCACGGCGAGCCGGGCGTGCACGCCCGGCTCCGGCAGCTCATCGGCGACACCGATCCGACCCGGGCGGTTCCCGGCACGATCCGCGGCGACCTCGGCGACGACAGCCTTGCCGCCGCGCGCGTGGAGAAGCGCCTCGTTCGCAACCTGGTCCACACGTCGGACCATCCGGCCAGTGCGCGCCGTGAATACGGCACCTGGTGGGGGCCCGGCCGCGGGCTGCAGGTCTCCGACTTCGACCGGTGTTCGGTGATCCTGTGCAAGCCGGACGCTGTGGAGCGCGGCCTGGTCGACGCCGTACTCGAGCGGATCGACGCTGCCGGCTGCACTGTTGCGAGCCGTCTCGACGTCACGGTGCAGCCGTGGCAGGCCCACGTGCACTACTGGGATCTCCTCGTTGACGCCGACTGGTTCCCCGACCGCGACATCCCCGCCTGTCTGGATGACGCGTACGCGGGCAAGGCGGTCACGGTCGCCCTCGCGTACGGCGAGCCGGGCATCCACGCCCAGCTACGTCAGCTCATCGGGCACTTCGACCCGACCCGGGCCGCCGCCGGCACCATCCGCGGTGACTACGGCAACGACAGCCTCGAGGCCGCCCTTGCGGAGAAACGCCTCGTGCACAACCTCGTCCACACCTCGGACGACCCGGACGCAGCCCGCCGTGACTTCGGCACCTGGTTCGGCGCCGCCCGCCGCGTACTGCTCACCTCCCCGTCCGGCGTGCCGCTTCAGCCCGCGCCTGCCGACCGCTGACCACCCCCAGCCCCTGGAGGGTCCCGTGACTGCTCCCACCACGACTCGCCGTCTGCTGCCGCTACTGACCACCGAGCAGATCCGCGCATTGAAGCCCGAGCTCACTGACGTGATCGAATACCGCAAGTCGGGCTTGTCGCTGAACCACATCGTCGGTTGTCCGCTGGAGTGCGGCTACTGCGTCCGTCACCTCTTCGACAACTTCGGCATGAAGACCCCGCGACGACTGATGAGCGACGATGCCGCAGTCGCCCAGCTCGTCAACCACCCGTACTTCCGGCCGCACAAGACGCCGATCCAGTTGTTGAACCGGGCCACCGACCCGATGCTTCCGGTGGTCAAGCCGCACGTCTTCGCGGTGCTTCGGCAGCTCGACGAGCAGGGCCTGACCAACCACGTCTTGGTCATCACCCGGTGGCGGGTGAGCGCCGAGGACTGCGCCATCCTCAACAGCTTCAAGAACTTGCGGCTGACGATCCTGGTCACCCACTCCGGCATCGACAACCCGGCCATCGAGCCAGTGAACTCCTCCATCGCTGCCGACAGCTTGCGCATGCTGTACGAGCACGCGGAGCGGTACAGGACCGTCCTGTACTGGCGGCCGATCGTGCCAGGCCTCAACGACTCCGACGAGCACATCGAACGGGCCCGCGAACTGTCTCTGCACGCGCACGCCACCGTGTTCACCGGCCTGTTCTTCCGCGAGCAGATAGCCGCCTACTACAAAGAGCACGGCATGCCGATGCCGTACGAGGACACCGCCCGGCGGAAGATCATGCCGCAGGAGGCGGAACAGCGAATCCTGAGCGCCTTCGAATCGGCCAAACTCCCCGGAGGGGCACCGTGGGGGACGCTGTTCCGCAAGACGAGCTGCGGGGTCGCCTACGCCCACGATGAGGCCGACTACAACGGCCACTATGGCGTCAAGGAGCTGTGCGACATCTGCCCGCCCGCCCAGATCGCTGCGTGCGCGAAAGCCTGGGTCAAGCCCGATCTGGCGGAGGTCACCCGCGAGGCGCGTGCACTCGGCGCGATTGGCGACGTTGAGATCAACGACCGTGCCATCGTCGTTGAGGGACTGGACGAGCCGCCCCGCTACTTCCTGCAGCACGGGTTCGGCTACCAGTGCCACGACCGCGCCAAGCCCCACCACTACCGCCAACACGGCCGGGCCCCCATCGGCTGGGAGGCGGAGGACGGACCCGACACCCCATGAACTTCTCTGCCTGGCCCCCGCTGCTCGTCGTCGACGTCGAAGGCAACGGGACCACCCCGCCCGACCTCGTCGAGATCGCGGCCCTGCCCATCAGGGACGGCCAGCCTGACACGACGACGGCCAAGGCGTGGCTGATCCGTCCCGCGCGCCCGGTGACAGCGCACGCCGCGAGCATTCACGGCCTGACCAATGCCGTCTTGGCGGACTGTCCCACGTGGCCGACGATCGCCGAGACCGTCCGTGGCTTCCTCGGCACCACGTGGATCGCCGCCCACAACGCACACGTCGAGTATCGGGAGCTGGGCCGTCACCTGCCGGGATGGGCGCCGGCCGGAGTCATCGACACCCTGCGCCTCGCCAAGGCCACATACGTGGACCTGCCCGCCTACAGCCTCGACGCGCTGATCAAGCACGTCGGGCCAGACCTGACGCAGGCCCCGCGCACGGGCCGACACCGTGCGACGTACGACGCGTACGCCACGGCGCAGCTCCTGCTCGCCATGGCCGCTGAATACGACACCTGGGACCAGTTCATCGCCGCCGCGGTGCCGCCGCGCCTGCCCGGTGCCCCCCAACCAGAAAAGGACCCCACCCTGTGGTGACTCCCGTCCAGACCCTCCGGATTGGCGTGCTCGGCACCCACTCCACCGGCAAGACGACGCTCTTCAAGCGCATAGAGATGGAGCTGCGCGCCCAAGGGGTCACTGTGGCGCGCACGGGCCGACTCGCCAAGCGTGCCGCAGCGGCAGGCCTGCCGAAGATGCAGCACCACACCGCGCAGTCCACGGAGTGGATCATCACGCAGGGCATCGCGGACGAGATCGGCGCGGTCGCCCAGGGCGCCGAGGTCGTCCTCGTGGACCGGGCCGCTCACGACGCCATCGCCTACTTCTACGCCGCGCTGGAGTACCGCGGTGAAGTCCCGCCGCGGCTGGAGCGCGAACGCCTCCTCACGCTCGCCTCCACGCAACTGCCGAAGTACGACCTGCTGTTCGCGACGGTGCTCGACGAGAGCGTGCCCGTCGATACCGGCCACGACTACGACGCCCGCTATCGACGGCTCGTCGACCAGCACGTGCACCGTCTCCTGGCCAACGACGACATCCCCCACCAGCGGGTCACCAGCGATCCCGACAGCCAGGCACACGCGATTGAGCAGACCGTGCAGCTCTGCCTGAAGGAGGCCGCCGTATGAATCAGGCCCCGCCCGCTGGCACCATCACCATCGCCGGGAAGTCGGTCTCTCGGCTGGGGTTCGGCACCATGCGCCTGACCGGGCCCGGCACGTGGGGAGACCCCGTCGACCGCGACACCGCGCTCAGTGTGCTCAGGCAGGCCGTGCACACGCACGGCATCACGCATATCGACACCGCGGACGCCTATGGTCCTCACACCGTCGAGCACCTGGTCCGCGAAGCGCTCTACCCGTACCCGGAGGACGTGCTGATCGCCACGAAGGTGGGCCTGCTGCGCCCCGCCCCGGGCCAGTGGGTACCGCTCGGCAACCCCTTCTATCTGCGCGCAAGCGTCGAAGCCAGCTTGCGCCGCTTGCGAGTCGACCGGCTGGAGCTGTGTTACCTGCACCGCATCGACCCCGAGGTGGCGCTCGACGATCAGATTGCCGTCATGCAGGCGCTGCAGGACGAGGGCAAGATCGGGCACATCGGCCTGTCGAAGGTCACGCCCGAGCACATCCGGCTGGTGGGTAAGGGCCTGACCATTGCCGCGGTGCAGAACGTCCTCAACACGACCGACCGCTTCGACCCGGCTGTGGAGCTTTGCCGGGACCTGGGCATCCCGTACGTGGCGTACAGGCCGCTCGACGCTGGCACCTTGGCCCGCGTGAACGGGCCGCACGCGCCGCTGCACTGGCTCCTCGAACACGGCTCCCACATCGCGCCCATTCCGAGTACCAGCAAGCCCGGCCACCTCGACGAGATCGTGGCCGCGGTCCAGGGCGGCGCGGCCTGATGCCGGCCGCGGCCACAGCCGAGATACCCGCGCAGCGTCGACGTGCCGCATACGAGAACTGGCGGCCGCCGGTGATCGGGGTGCAGCTGCTCGTCCCCGTCGGGGCCGGTTGCTTGCTGGTCGCCGAGACACTGGGCAGCATCGTCTTACCCGTCGATGCCGTGCACGGCGGAGAGAGTCCGTGGCAGGCAGCCCAACACGTGCTTCTCGGCGCATCGGACACCATCCCTGTTCTACGGCGCGTTGTACTGGACCAGAAGCAGATGCGACGGCGGAAGGTCATCACACACGTCCTCGCGACTGCTTCCATGTCCCGCGGAGACGTTGCCCCGCTCACCTACCGGGACCCGCGTGGGGAATTACGCGTGCTGCCCACTGATCGGGTCATCGACCGTCTGCCCACTCTGGCGAGGCCGCGGGTCCTTCTCGCGTTGCAGGCGCTTGCCGTGGGCGAGACCGCCTATCTGGAAGACGGCGTTTTGCGGGATTCGCCGCCCGCGGAGCTCGTGATCGACAGCACCGACATACCTCCATCGGAGGTTGCGCACCGAATCGCAAGCCTTCCGGCCGGGCAGTTGCCCGGCCGGTAGGCCCCCACCGCTCGGATGGAGCACAGTGCCCCAGCAGCCCGTAAACGACGTGATGATCATCCTCGAGCGCGACGGAGCCGTGTGCCTTGCCGAGCGGCAGGGCACCGGCTACGCCGACGGCATGCTGAACCTGCCCTCCGGCAAGCTCGAGAAGAACGAGGACGTATTCGACGCCGTGGCCCGGGAGGCGTGGGAAGAAGCGGGCATCGTTGTCCAGCGTGACGCCCTGCAGATCGTTCACGTCATGCACTTCCGGAACCCGGAGGAGGAGCCCCGGGTCGGCTGGTTCTTCATCGCCCGCCACTGGGAGGGGGAGCCACGGAACATGGAGCCGCACAAGTGCGCAGGCCTGTCCTGGCACCCCATCGGTCAACTCCCCAACAACACCGTCCCGTACAACGCGCTGGGCATCGCGCACTACCTCAAGGGCGAGCCGTTCTCCGTACACGGTTGGGAGAGGTCCGCGTAGAGCCTGGGGTGTAACAGATCACGGCCGTTGACGTTCGGGCAGTGAAGGGGGTTGGCCTTTATGTCAACCCCGCAGTGACCCGGAGGAACGGTGTGACGACCGCGACAGCTCCCATCTCGCCCGAGGCCGGCCGCTCTCATCTGCAGGAGAGTTTGTTCTCCTGGCTCGAGCCCGAGCCGGCCCCGAAGCCGCGCATAGCCAAGCCCGCTCTCGAGCCCGCGCGCTCACCGGTGGCCGAGGCGTTGATGCTCGAGGAGGCGGCCCCCGCCACCGCGCCGGTGGTCGGGGCCGAGACGAAGACGCTCGAGGAGTCCGACCCGGAAGGCCCCCCGGTCGCCCCGGCCCAGGCCCAGGCCCCGGAGAAGAAAGACCTGTCCCACGTGTGGGTCGTGGCCGCCGAGGTCGAGGTGACGCCGAAGATCGCGAGCGTCGCCGACTACCGCGGCAGCTTCAAGGCCACCGAGGGGCAGCGCGTCGACGCGCTCGAGGTGTATTGCAAGGGCTGCCGTCGCCCGTACGACGAGGTCAGGGGCCGGGACTGCGCCGAGAAGATCGACAACAAGCACCTGATCGGTGGGGACCAGAGCGTCCGTGCGAAGCGGAAGATCCCCGTGCCGCCCGTGAACGCGAAGATCATCCCCGGCGGCACGATCAACCGGCGCGGCCTCGGCGCCTACGTCTCCGGAGTGTCCCGCCCCAAGCGCTGAGCAGCACGCGACACTAATGCCGCCCGCTGTTCATGGTGCGCGGCGTGACTACTCAGCAACCTCAGCCGTCGAGCGATGAACCGATCGCCCATAACCCGGACCTCATCGGGCCTGCGGTTCCCGACGCGAAGATCGGCCGGGAGGCCTTCGGGCTTCTCCTGCTCTCGTTCGGTGTGCTCGGCGGCCTCGGTGCGCTGGGTGCCCTGCACTGGGTCGCCGGTCTGTCAGCCGCGCTCATCGGCCTGTGTGCCAGTGGCGTCGTTGTCCGCCGCAACAGCAAGCAGCGATGGCAGCAAGACGCTGGCGCCATGGTCGCCTTCGCCGCCTACGCGGGGCAGACCGCCCTCCTGTTCTACCTGCTGCAGCCGCTCGGATGGCTGGCCGTCAGCTCCCTCGGCATAGCCGCTGGCCTGTGGCTGTCCAGCGATGAGGGGGCCTGATGCCCCGCCAACTCTTCCCAGGGCTCCGCGGCCTCCTTGTTCCTCGAGGCGCCGTGGAGCCAGCAGCCGCGACCGCGCCCGTCGAGACGAAGGACCTGCTCGCAGGGGGCGTCTACTCGTCGATGTCGTACGCCGGCGTCACGAACGTGTGGGGCACCCCGGGCCGCGCGGACGGCTGGGACCTCGAGCGCGTCATTGTCGAGGGCTACGAGCGCTCCATCTGGACCTTCAAGTCCGTGGAGGCGATCAGCAAGCACGCCTCCACCCTGCCCATCCAGATCGGCCGTGGCGGCGACGAGCGACAGTTCGCTGAGGTCCTCAAGGACCACCCGCTGTACAAGCTGCTCAACCGGAAGGCCAACCCGCTCGAGACCGGCGATGTCTTCAAGAAGCGGCTGAGCGCCCAGTTGCTGCTGAGTAAGAAGGGTGTGTTCGTAGAGAAGACGAAGAACCGGCGCGGGGTGCTGACCCGGCTCGACCTGCTGCCACCGGACCGCGTCCGCATCATCCCGGACACCGAGAACTCCGCCTATGTGAGCCATTTCGAGCTCACGGAGTACAACGGCCGCATCCGTGAACTGCCGCCGGAAAAGGTCATCTGGATCAGAGACCCGCACCCCACGGACCCGTTCTGCGGCGTGACCCCGCTCGAGGCCGCTGGGCTGTCGGTCGACCTGGACGTCAAGGCCCGCACCTACAACATCTCCTTTATCAACAATGACGGCCGCCCTGGCGGCATCGTCGGTATCGACCTGGACGGCGTCGACTCGTCAGAGGTCAAGCGGATCCAGAAGCGGCTCGAGCCGGGCGCGCACAACGCCGGACAGCTCACCCTCGTGGGCACCGGACCCGGCGGTGTCACGTACGTCGACACGTCGGCCCGCCCGCGGGAGATGGCATACGAGACGCTCGCCAGCACCTCGAAAAACGAGATCCTCTCCGCCTTCGGCGTGCCGGAGAGTGTGATCGGCAACGCCAGCGAGCGGACGTTCGCGAACGCCGACCGGGAGGAGTACACGTTCTGGGCTCACACCGAGCTCCCCCACCTCAACCTGCTTGCGTCGGCGTTCGACTCGGACCTGTCGGACGAGTGGGTGATCCGGTTCGACACCTCCCGCATTCAGGCGCTCGAGTTTCCCCGCCGTCAGGCCCGCGAGGAAGCGCGCAAGGAGTGGGAGTCGGGTCTCATCACCATCGACGAGTACCGGGTGGCGGCCGGGCGTACGCCCTTCAACACCCCGCAGTCCCGTGCGCTGTGGATCAGCCCGCAGAAGGCACCCGTCCCCGCCAACGCCCAGGACGCGGCCGCGCTCGGCCTCTCCGACCCGGGCGGCGCTCCGGGCGCAGGCGGCGCCCCCGGAGCAGGCCCGGATGCTGGGCCGCCCGCGGTCGGCGGGAGCCAGTCCGCCGCCGCGGCGGTCGCCGAGGCCCGCACCGACGAACCCGGTCCGAAAGCAGCCGATGACGTAGCTGCGGCCCGCGGGCAGGCACCCCTCGAGCCGTCCGCCGGATCAGACTCGCCCGCGGCCGGCGCCGTGGCGGATGCCCGCGCCGACGTCACGGACGACACCCCCGGGGAAGCAGCCGACAACGTTGCGGCCGCCCGCGCCAGCATGGTGCAGCCCGAGGCCGGGCCCGCCGCCGAGGAAGTCGAGCGGGCACGCACTCAGCTCGAGACCAAGGCGCTCCGCGACGACAACGGGTTCGAGGTCACCGACGACGACTTCGACGCCCTCGCCGCAGCCATCGAGGCGGCCCTCACTGCGCTTCTGGCGCGCCAGGAGGGCGTCATCGTCGCCCGGCTCCACGCTCCGAAGATCCGCAAGCACACCAGGTTCTGGACGCCGGAGAACGACAACGACACCCGCGGAGGCGACGCCAACCTCGACGAGGACCGCGTCGTCAGCGCGGCCCGCTGGGCGGAGGAGACCACCAACACCCTCACCCCGATCCTGCAGCCGGCCGCGGCCGCCACCGCTCGCAAGCTGAGCAAGGCAGTCACCGGCACCGAGACGGTGCCCCCGGCCGCAGTCGCGCCCGCCCTCGTCACCGCGGCGCACGCCGGGGAAGCGATGACCGCGTTCCTCATCGAACTCGCCGCCGTGCTGCACCAGGCCCAGGCCGACCCGAACCTCGACCTCGACACGCTGAAGCACGTGGTCGGCGGCTTCTACAACTCGGCCGGCCCCGATCTCGCCGCCCGGGTCGCGGAGACCTGCGCCGTCTCGACCATCAACGGGGCCGCGGACGCCGCAGCAGAGAACGCCGGACCCGGAGTCGTCCGGACATGGCTCACCCGCCAGGACGACCGCGTACGGCCCGCGCACCGCGCCCTACAGGGCAAGACGCTGCCCGTCGGCACGCCGTACGAGATCGACGGCGCCCAGCTCCGTTACCCCGGCGACCCGTTCGCCCCGCTCGCCCTGACGATCAACTGCCGTTGCCGTCTCCACTACGCCACAGACGAGGACGTGAACTGACCTGAACACCTACCCCGCCGCCTTGCTGCGCGTGATCGACGGCGACACTCTCGACGTCGATCTCGACCTCGGCTTCACGATCCGTTCCCGGCAGCGCCTGCGCCTGCTGGGCCTCAACGCGCCGGAGAAGAACACCCCGGAGGGCAAGACCGCCAAGGCGTGGGTGAGTGACTGGCTCACCGAGCATGGCCCCGACCTGGTGGTCGAGACCCACGCCCGGGAGAAGTACGGCCGCTGGCTGGCCACGGTCACCGGCCAGGACGGCGCCTGCCTGAACACCGCACTCCTCGAAGCCGGCCAGGCCGCCCCCTACGACGGCCACGGCCCCCGCCCTCTCCCTGAACCCAAGGAGTAACCGCCATGTGGGCAGCTATCTGGATCGCCTGGACCACCGTCTTTGCCATCGCCGAGGCCATCGCCCTCGCCAACAAGAAGGACGAGGACACCCTTTCGGAGAACGTCCGCCGCCTGTTCCGCACGAGAACCAGCAAGGCGGGCCGCGCCGTATTCGCGGCCGCCTGGTTCGGATTCAGCGGCTGGTTCGCGCTGCACATCCTGACGGAGACGATGTAACCAGGGGGCGAGAGGCCACTTGCCCAATTGGGCAAGAACGATCTTGGAGTATGGCGCGGCCATCACCACGCGACGCTAACCACGCGTGATGTGCATGGTCCGCGCCATGCTGAATCGCCCCGCTGCTGCGCACGCTGAGTTGCAGGACCTGAGTGACGGTCTCGAGGTCAAGGCCGCCCGCCGTTGGAACCCGTCCCTGCATCCTCGCGACAGCAAGGGCAGGTTTATCGAGACGGGCGGCATCGTCCGCCTGTGGGGAGGCGATCTCGCGCGCGTCATGCGCGCCCTGCCCAACGATCGCATCCTCGTGCAGGACCAGACCGGCCCGGACGAATTCAACGGCCGCAGGCACACCACCAGCGCCAAGTGGGTGTCCATGGTGGCCCGCCCCGATGGCTCCGCGCCCACCGACAACGAGCACAAGGTCGAGGCGGAGGACGAGAAGCGGGACAAGGACGCGCGGCGCGGCAACGGCGTCGTCCACGACGACCCCGGCGACCCCGACACCCCCAACGACGCCCACGCCGTCGACGACCGCGGCCGCCCGATCGGCGAGGACGACCACCCCGTCGGGCCTCGCGAGAACGACGACCAGGCCGAGCCCGAGCACGGCAGGCACCCGGTCAACGTCCGCGCCCTGCCCAACCAGAGCACCGCGGGCGGTAGCCGCTTCCAGGACACGGCGGCAGTCCGTCAGCACTTCCTCGACCTGGCCGACCGGCCCGACACCCGGCCGGAGATGGCGCAGTTCCTGCGTTCCGTCGCCACTGACGAGGACCTGCGCGTCTCGGGCGACCTGGCCGTCCTCCGCGACGACTCCACCGGCCGCTGGTACCTGACGGCGACCGGCACCGGTCAGCGCATGGACCTCGCCGGCGACTTCGCCACCCCCGAGGAGGCCAGCGAGTTCGCACGCCATCTCAGGCGCACCGCTCCGACCAAGGGCACTGCGATCCGCTCCCTTGCCCGGGGGTTTGACTTCTCCAACCCCGACCTTGACGCCGAGGCGCGCACCTGGCGCTCGGACAGGGACGAGAACATCGCGGCCGCCATCAAGCGGGCCCGCGGGGAATTCGACGCTTCCCGCTCCGCCCCCGCCTCCGATGCCGCCCGCGCCCCGCACGCCGACGCCGGCACTCCGGAGACGGTCAGCCGCGAGGAGCTCAAGCCCGGCGACCGCGTCAAGGTCACCGTGAGCCGCAGCGACATCGAGTGGCCGACGAGCACCCGCGACCAGGACAAGCCGGAGACGGTCACCGTCGAGGGCACCATCGCGCCCACCCACTCGGCCGGCCCGGGTGTAAGCGGCGCAACGCTCGTCGACGTCACGCTGACCAGCCCGGACGGCACGGTCATGACGTCCGGCGACACCGCACGCATCCGGCGCATGCCCACCCAGGTCGCACGCTCCGGGCACACCGACGGCTTCACCCCGGAGGAACGGCGTGCCGACCGCGTCCGTGTCGGCGACGTCATCGCCCGCGGGGAGTTCGGGCACGTCGTCACGCGCATTGACCGCGGTCAGGGCGGCCGCGCTTTCACCACGCGCAACCTCGGCGGCCGTGGCGAGGTCGACCAGTTCGGCGCCCGCCACGGCGACATGCTGTCCGTCGTCCCGAAGGCCCGCCGCCGGCCGGAGGATGTGCAGCGCGACACCCCGGGCCACACACAGCAGCACCCCAACAGCAGGGATGCCAAGGGCGCGGCCGCGGCGATCCTCAGCGACTGGGCGAAGGTCAACGAGCTCGCCGCGCAGCAGTGGCCGGACGGGGCACCGGAGGAGTTCCGCACCCTGGCCCAGCACATGCAGAACGTCACGGACGCCCCGAAGGGCGCCGACGGCTACCAGCAGAACGCCGACGCGATGCGCGGCGCCCTGGACGCGCTCCACGGCCTCGACAGCGAGGGCGTCAGCCAGGACATGGTGAAGGCGCTGCACCGGCTCGAGGAGGGCCTGGACGCCAACGCCGACCGGTTCGAGGCCGACTCCCGGGCGATCACGGAGAACAAGCGGAAGCGGGAGGCGGTCAACGCCCCGAACCCGGACGCTCCGGCCGCCCCGAACGCCCCGCAGAGCAACGCCCCCACGAACGACCATCCGACGGGTGAACCGCTACAGCACAACTGGGACCCCGAGAACCTGGTCACCCTGACCATGCCGGAGGCGCTCGCGAACTTCCTGAACGTCGACGAGACCGCGGCTATGGACGACCCCGACACCCGGAAGGCCCTCACAGAAGCCGTCCACGGCCGCAACGGCACGCTCAAGGTGACCGCACCGATCGAGACGCACCGCGCCCTGCTCGAGTGGGCGTGGACGCTCGCAGGCGGCGAAGGACTGGACTCCGACCCGAAGGAAGTCCGGGCCCACCGCAACTACACCAAGCGCGTCGACGAGGCCGCGGCAAAGCTGGAGCGCGAGCGGCAGCACCGCGGCGCCCCGGACGCGAACGGGAACGCACCCGACGCCGGCACCGGTGACGGTAAGACAGATGCGCCGTCGGCCAACACCCCCGGCGCCGACACCAGCGAGCCGCAGAACACCCCGGACACGGTCACCATGACGCCCGACGAAGTGTCCAACCACCTCGACGCGGTGCGCTCCGAAGGCTCCAAGGCGCCGTCACGCATGGACGACGGCGAGATCCGCGACGAGATCGTCTCCCTGATGGAGCGGGAGATGGCCAACGGCGGGGAGCTGTCGGGAGTCGACCGCACCCGCCTCCAGGTCCTCGAGGCGGAAGAGGCCCGCCCCGCCGGCCGCGCGCCGAAGCGCGAGGACAAGCCGAAGCCGAAGCCCGCGGAGGAGCCCGGCGGCCTGTTCGACGTCGCCCCGGACGAGCAGCAGCAGTTCGTTGCCGACCCGAACAACCCCGACGACCTGGCGGACGACCCGCTGGGCACGCCGGACATGTTCGCCAACCACGAAGGCCGCGACACGTCCCGGCTGCGCCCCCCGCAGTCCCGCAAGCCTGCCGACTTCAAGCCCGGCGACCGGTTCGTCGACACCGACGGGCGTACCCACACCGTGAAGGAGGAGCCGATACGGACCCCGCGCGGCCGTATCCGCGTCGTCGATGAGGACGGCGGAGAGCACTTCCTCGCACCGGACAAGGAGCTGCGCGTCCTGCACGAGGGCGAGGACGCCCCCGCGGTGCCGGAGACCAACGCCCCTGACGCGAACGCGCCGGAGAGCGGTGCTCCGTCCGCGGACACCCCGGAAACCGGCACACCGGGCGCCGACGCTGCAGACACCCCCAACAACGCGCCCGAGGGCGGCACCCCCGACACCCCGGACGACTCCGTCGCCCCGCCCGCTCCGATCGGGGATGCGTCCCCGACGAGCATGAGCAACGAGGACATCGACGCCGAGCTCGAGGCGCTGCAGGCGTGGCAGAACCGGCACGTCGCGAGCAGCGGGGAAGGCCCGCGCGTTCAGGGCAGTCCCATGGTCGCTCTCTCTCCTGTCGGCAACCGGCGGGGCGCCCTGCGCGAGGAGCAGCGCAAGCGTGAGGTGGCCCGCCAGGACAAGGAGCGGAAGGAGAAGGAGAAGCAGGACCGGGCCGCAGCGCTCGCCCGTTCCGAGATCGGCAACCGCGCCGCTGACGGCTCGTACCCGGTGACCGTCGACGGCGAGAACGCCGGCAGCGTCAGCCAGACCGCCCGCAAGTGGCAGTACACCGACGCCGAAGGCCGCAGGTCTCCCGACTTCTACCCGAGCCGCGCCCAGGCCGTGGCCGCGCTGGTCAGCAACCGCGACGTCCGCCGGAACAACGACGCGCAGCACGTTCGCCAGGATCAGGCGCGTACGCAGACGCCGGACGGGTGGGCTCTCGGCGACCGCGCCGACGTGGCCGAGAACGACATCATCCGTATCCCCCGGATGGGCCGTGACCGTGACGGCAGGCCGTACCCCGAGGGCTGGGGCCAGCCGGTCCGCGTCAACCGTGTGGAGCGCCGGGACGACGGCACGACGATCGTCTCCTACAGCAACCCGGACGGCTCGTATGCGGGAGGCAGTCCGCTGTTCCTGCGGGGTCCCGACGACTCGTTCGCGTGGGCCAACGGCCGCACCCGCCCGGAGCCGACTCCCGCGTGGCGGCACGAGCTCCGTCCCCGGATGGCCGACATCGGCGACGACGTCGCCACCCTGCTGAACCACGCCGACGGCCTCGACGACCAGGACCAGGAGCGGATGCGGCGCCTGGGCGAGTTCATCCGCCGCGTAGAGGACGGCGACACCGAGGATCTGCAGGCGGACCTCCGCAAGATCCGCGACGAGGCCGCGTGGCTCGAGGAGCAGTTCAGCCGCGAGGACCTGCCGTTCGAGACGCGCAGGTACAAGTCGTGGGCCACGGCCGCGCACGGGAAGGCACAGCGGGCCCTCGACCACCCTGACTTCCAGCACGGCAGCACGGCCGACGGCCCGGACAACGCTTCCGGCAACGCCCCGGGCAACGCCCCGGACACGAATGCGCCGAGGGCAGATGGCGTGCCCGACTGGGCTGACGACCTCGGGGGCGATGTCTGGCTCGACCAGCCGAGGAGCACCGGCGGGCCCCGCAACATCTACGTCGACGGCCAGATTGAGGGACTCCTCGGTCGGGACCGGCCGAAGGGCAGGTACTACTGGTGGCGGCCGGGGGGCCAGAGCAGCGAAGAACGCTTCGACACCCCCGAAGAGGCCGCCCGCGCCTTCGCCCGCGAGATGCGGGAGAACAACCTGCCGAGCCTGAGCACGCCCAACGACGGCGGCGACGGCCACGACGACCGCGCCACCCGTGCACGGGACCTGTTCGACGAGGGCATGAACGCTGTGGGCGGCGACTCCCTGCCGGAGATGCAGGAGTTGAACGATCGCCTCGGCCGTGCCGACTCCGCCGATGACCGGGACGCGGAACTCGGTGACATCGCCGACCGCATGGACGAGCTCGCCGACCAGTACGGGCTCGCAGGCCCGCAGGGCGAGCTTGCCGCCGACCGGTTCCGTCGCGCTGCGCGTGCCGCCCGCGGCGAGCAGGACGACCGCAACAACCACAGCGGCGACGACCACAGCAACGCTCACGCAGACGGCGACCGCAGCACCGGCGGTGCGTCCAACGACGGCCAGAACGACGGCCAGAACGACGGCAACAGCGACAACCAGGCGACCCCGGCCGGCGACAGTAGCGACAACACCGACGAACCGAACCAGGGCGACGAGCCGAACCCCGACGACACCCAGACCCCCGGCGACGACCAGGGCCACGACGACCAGAACAACGGCCGGCAGCGCAACGACACGCACCCGGACGGGGCCGCCCCCGATGGTGGGCCCGACGGTGGCGGAGCAGGCGCGCCCGACTCCGGCGACAACGGCGACGGCCCCGACCGCACGGACAACGCCCCGAACCCCGACGAGGCGAACCAGGACGACGAGGAGCGTCGCCGTAGGCGCCAGCGTCGCCGCCGCAACAACGGCGGGGGCGGTACCGGTGGCCCCGGCGGGGGCGGACCGGGCGGGCTTGGCCTGCCGCACCTGAGCCTGCCGAACCTCAACGTCCCCGCCGGAACGGGCGGCGACAGTGGCGACGGCGGCCACGGCGACGGCCACGGCGACGGCCACCACCCGCGTACGCCTCCCAACCCCCGCCCGCACGACGTGGACTCCCTGCGGAACGCCTGGCGATCCGGTGAGGGACTCACCGCGGGCGAGGACACCCCCGAGCGGCGCGCCCACCTCGCCGACCTGGCGGACCGCGAGGGCCTCACCCTGTCCCCCCAGGGCGGACTCGCCCTGTATCCCGAGCAGCAGGACGACGGCACCACCGTGTGGCGCTTCGCCCAGGCCCGCAACGGCTCAAACCTGCCCGGCATCACCCTGACCACCGACAACCCCGAGGAAGCGCGGGCGCTCGCGGGCCGGTTCGAGGAGATCACCGACGCCAACGGCGACCCCTTCGACTGGCACCAGCCGCAGGGACCGGCCAGCGTCGCCGCGTGGCGTGACGGGGAAGGCCGCACCCTGCCCCAGGCCATCCGCGCGGTGCAGGACGACTACCAGCAGGAGCGCGCCGGAGCGTTCAACCTGCCCGAGGACCTCACGGGCATGGACGACGCCGCCCTCGAGGCCGCCATGCGGCAGGGCCTCGGCCCGGAGGACGAGCTCCGCGTCATGGCGGAGATGGACCGCCGAGACGGCTACGTCGACGAGCGGGTCCGCGCTGCCGCGCAAGCCACGCCGCCGACGAACGCCGACGAAGCGGAGCGCGAAGGCCGCGCCATGGACGAGGCGCTCCGGTTCGGCGCCACGGACGTCACGCAGCCCGCTCCGGCCACCCCCGGACGCCTGCGCCGTGAGTTCGACGCCCTCGACGAGGAGCGGTTCCAGGCCGCCATGCAGGCCACCGGCGGGCGGATGCTCAGCTCCGAGGCCGAAGCCCAGGGCATCGACCCGCGGGCCCTGTTCTCCGGCGGCAAGTACAGCAACAAGCAGGCGAAGGAACTGGCCTCGCCCGAGCTGAAGCACTGGTTCGACGGAGACGACAACACCCCCGGCAACGGCCGACTCACGTACCCGCAGTACCGGGCGCGGGAGGCCGACCGCGCCCTGCGCGCCGAGTTCGCCGACTGGGACGAGGCCCGCTACCGGCAGGCCGTCGACTTCACGAACGGCTACTTCTTCCGCCGCGAGTACAAGTACGGCTTTACCGACTTCAACGAGCGAGAGCTGTTCTCCGGCGGCAGCCTGAGCGCCCGGGACCGGTGGATGCAGTACGCCAGCGACGAACTGCAGGAGTGGTTCGACCTCAACGGCGGCCGCCAGACGTTCGCCCAGTTCCGCGAGGCACGCCGCGCCAACGACCGCGCCGAACGGCACCAGCACGAGGAGGAGGAGCTGCAGCGCGCCGCCGGGGGCACTCCCGAAGGCGGAGCCCCCAACGGGGCGGGACCCCTCACTGACGACGACGTCACTCCCGCGCCGCCCTTCAACGCCGCGACCCCCGAGAGCGAGTCCGACGCCTCATTCCGCTTCGGCGGCCGCGACCGTATGCAGCAGTTCGCCGACCGAGCCGAGGTACGCCCGGACGGAGCCACCTCCGAGGGCGTGTGGCTCAACGGCCGGCAGATCGGCACCATCCGCAACGTCAACGGTGCCAACGCCGACCGTGAACCGGTCTGGGACGCCAGCCCGTTCTACGGCCTGGACCACTCGGCCAACAGCCGTTCCCAGAGCCGGGACACGGCCATCGCCAACCTTGTCGTCCGCGCCCTGCAGAACGGCCCCACGGACTCCTCGAACCCGAGCGAGGACATGTGGGACTCGGTGACCCTGCACCTGGCAGGCCTCACCCACCCGCTGCCCGAGCTGCCGGAAGCCCTTCGCGACGACCCGGAGGCGCGCGCGCGGTACGACCGGCTGTCCAGCATGGTCGACTCCTTCCGGGATCAGCAGTCGCCCACCGGCGACCTGCGCCAGGACCTGGCGCAGGCCCGCGACGACTTCGCGTGGCTGCACGACGCGCTCGAGGGACAGGCGGGTACCCCCCAGCAGCGCGAGGAACTGTCCGACCTCAAGACCCGCACCTTCTGGGCGGACCGTCTCCAGCGCGGTCTTGGGGAGCCGAACAGCGATCTGGAGCGCCCCCACGCTCCCGGTGAGCCGCAGGGCGCCGGAGATGCGCCGTCCCCGGCGGTGCCGACGCCGGAGCCGGCGAACGCCCCGGACGACACCGCCGATCCGTCGGCGACACCCGACCCTGAGCCTGAGCCGAACCCGGACCCGATCAGCGGCCAGCCCGCGCACTGGGCCCGCGTCGGGGACTTGGCGCAGGGCGACATGGTCCGCATGAACGGCACCACCAGGAGGGGCCGGCCGGTCCAGCGCGCCGGATACGTGCAGAGCACGCCCGAGCTGGTCGACGTCACCCGACGCGGCCGCACCGACCAGATGTGGCGTACCTGGGTCACCGAGAACCCGGACGGCACCGGCGCGGCCGGGAACGTCTACACGTCCGCCAACGCCACCGCGGCGCGCGCCGAGGCGCCGGACAACGTCGTGCCCGGATCCCCGGCCAGCGGTGCCCAGGCGTCGCTGCGCTCCGGTGATCTGCCCGACCAGATCCCCGCCGACCGTGACGGCAACGGCCTGTTCCCCGGCAGCACCGTCCGCGGCACCAACGACCGTGAAGGCACCATTACCGGTGCTGCCCCCACCACCGTGTCGGTGCACTGGTCCGACGGCAACGACGACGACGCGCTCCCGGCGACCACGCTGACCGTGACCAACGGACAGCGCCCCGACGGCTGGACCGCCGACGGGCACCGGGTGACCACACAGAGCATCGTCAGCGACAGCGACGGCGCCCTCCTCGGCCCCGTCGACGACGTCGCCGGAGACAACGTCACCGTCCACACGACCGACGGCACCATCACCCGCAGCGCGGGCGACCTCCGCGTCACCGGCCAGGTGCGCGACGACGCACCCCCGGCCGCACCGGTGACCGGCATCGACGAGCCCGCGGCCGCGGACCTCAAGGACGGCGACGTCGTCGTCCTTGACCTCGACGGCCAGCTCTCCACCGTCGCGATCACCAGCCCGCCCCACCACGACGGCGACCGCGTCACCCTGCAGTACGCCGACACCACCACCGGCGAGATGGGCGAGATCGACGTCGACGCCCGCGCGGTCCTCCCACGCGCCCAGGGCCCCGACGGTGGCGCCCCGGACCTCGGCCCGGACAACGCGCCGGAGCCGGCCGACGACCTGACCGTGCACCCGACCCCGCGCACCGTGGACCCGGTGACCGGCCCGACCGTCGATCCGGACCTCGACTCGAGCGACCGGAACGTCATCGGCGACCACGCCGACGGCCCGGACACCGACCCCGACGCCCACCAGGCGGCCGTGCGCATCACCAGCGACCTTCCCGTCACCCCGGAGCAGGCGCAGGCCCTGGCGACGCAACTGCGCTCTGCCGCGGACCCATCGACGCTGGAGGGCCGCGCCGCACTCCGCGCCGCGGACCACCTCGACCGCGCCGCCGGCCGGACCCCGCCCACGGGCCTTGACCGGCCCCGGGCGTCGAACGCCGCACAGATCGGCGAGGGCGACCTGGTGGCCATGCCGGACGAGCGCCACGGCGACCAGGTGCGTGTCTTCCGCGTCATCGACGCCGAGGACGGCCCCGGAGGCGTGCGCAGCTTCCTCCTGGAGGACGAGAACCAGCAGTGGCGGCGCCGCGTCGTCCACGGGGCCATGCCCGTGTGGCAGCTCCCCGAGGCCGAGCCGGAGCCCGTCAACCCGCCCGACGTCAACGACACCGACGGCGCCCCGGACCCGGCGGGCGACTCCGGATTCGGTATCCCCGGGGGCCCGATGCGCCGCGCTGGAGACGACCCTGCCGCCCCGACCGCCCCGACCGCTCCGGCCACGCCGGACGGCTCGAGCACCCCGGACGAGCCCACGGCGCCCGTCGCCCAGGTCCGCCCGGGAAGCCTGCGCCGCGGCGACGTCATCGACGCGCCCGTGAGCCGGACCGGCTACCAGTTCAACGGCCACCGGCGACTGACCATCATCAGCGAGCCGCAGCGCAACGGCTGGTGGATGCAGCTCACCGGCGTCGACGAGGACGGCAACGTCCACGACTTCGGGCTGCACAACGGCCGCGCCGTGAACGTCTACGACCGGAACCGGCCCACCCCGGCCCTGCCTCCGGCCGGTACGCCCCGCGACCCCAACCAGGTGCCGCAGACCGACCTTAACCAGATCATCACCGACCACGGACGCGCCCACGCCGCCCGCATCATCGACGAGGCCATCGCAGGCACCGAGCCGCCCGGCGACATCCACGCCCTGCGCGAGGGCATCGCCCAGCGCCTCACCCCGGATGCCCTGGCCAACGCCCGCCAGGCGACCCGCCAGGACGGCATCGCTGCCCTCGACGCCGCGAGCATCACCGGCCGGGACCGGGCGAGCGCCCAGCGCCGCCTGCGCACCACCCGCAACCGGGCCCACGACGACACCGTGCGCGCGGCCCTGCGCACCATCAACGACCTCGAGCCCCTCGACGGCGAGAGCAACGAGGACCTGGCGGCCCGCGCCCGGGACCTGCTGCGCCTCATCCCGGACCAGGTCGCCGGCCGCCCAGACGCCGACCCCGACGCCGACCCCGACGTCACCCGGGCCGTGACGGGACACGCCGACGACGCGGTGAACACGCTCCTGCAGCAGCTCCAGGCCGCGGGCGTGGACCCGGGCGACGCCGAGCGGATCGCCCGCGTGCTCACCCAGCAGATGGCCGGGACCCGGCAGGCCACCGCCCGCCGGATCGCGCGCCGGGTTGCCGCGGCGAACCCCGACGCCGGACGACAGCCGGGCCTCCTCGCCCGGATCGTCGCCGCCCTGGTCCGCCTGGCCAAGCGGTTCGGGGAGCTGGTGAAGCAGGGAGCCCGGACGATCGCCGAGAAGTACCGCGACTCGCGCGAACGCCTCGCCCGCCTGCGCGCCTTCCTGGGCCGCATGGTGCGCCGTGTCCGGCAGTGGCCGGAGTCCCGCCGCCTGGCCCGCCTCCACCGCGCGGTGAACCTGCCGGACACGGACGGCGAGTCGCTCGCCGCACGGATCAGCCACTGGGCCGGACTCATGCCGGAGCCGGGCCGGTTCGGGCAGTCGCAGCGGCGCCTCACGTTCTGGCGGCCGACCACGTGGGCGCGCCTCGCGTCCGGTCATCTCCCGGACCGGTCGGACCGGATCCAGTGGACCCCGGACCGTGCAGCCGACGGCGGCCCCGGCCTGACCGGGCTCCGCCACATGGCAGCCCTGCGAATGGCCGGCCAGGACGTCGACACCGACGTGACCCGTCGTCTGTCCGCCGCTCTCGGCGACGACTTCGGGGACGACCCGCACGTCACGCTGCAGCACGCGGACGACTACGTGGCCGCGAGCGAGCGCCGCCTGGTCAACCTGCAAGCGGCCCGCAGCAGCGCGACCATCCCGGACGACCCCGACCTCGACATCGAGATCACGGGCGCCCGCTCCGAGCTCGCGGCCGCCCGCCGGGAGTACTCGGACCTGCGGACGCGATACGCCGCCGCCGTGCCCGACGCCGTGGCCGCGTCCCTGGCCGACATCCGCGACATGGGCCCCGAGGGCACCGCCGCGATCGTGTTCGGCCCGGACACCGACCCGGACGCCGAACGCGCCGTGCGAGGCGTCCAGCGGCTCATCCCCCGGTCATGGCTCAACACCGCCGAGGCGCGCCGCTTGACGGCCGTGGACGGCACCCAGGGCCGGTACGAGCCGGAGGGACAGCGGGCCACGGTCGCCGACCTGGCCGACGAGGGACTCGGCACGGCCGGGTTCGCCCTGGGCCAGCACTTCGCCGGACACCTCGGCGACCTCGACGCCGCGCAGCGCGCGTTCCAGTTCAGCCGGACCCACACCGGCCGGCCGGGCGCCCGCCGGATGCAGCGCAGCCCGTGGGACCGGATCCGGCGACGGCAGCAGACGCAACCGGAGACCGGTGACACTCTCGCCCGGTCCATTCAGGCGATGTTTAGTGGCGACTGGTACCAGGACGACGACATGCGCGCGTTCCTCCTGGGCCTGCTCGCCACGCGATAAGGAGGCAGCGTGTTCACCGTCACCGGCGCATTCGATGACGGTGCGACCTACACCGTGCAGATCACCGGGCGGGCAGACCGCCCGGTGATCGGGTCGCACCGGGCCGCGGCCCTCGTGGAGCTCCACCTGGGCGAGAAGGTCCTCCTGTCCCCGACCGGCCCCCTGGCGGCCGTTGCCGGGGACGACGGGGCGTCCGTGCTCGCAGTGCTTCGCGAGTACACCAACGTGATCGAGGAGAGCGGCGGCGTACCCCGGCAGGCGAGCGTGCCCGGGAGCTGATCCGAGGCGCTTGCCCAATTGGGCAAGAACGATCTTGGGCAGTGGGGCGGCGAGGTGGCGGCGACACAAGCCGCTCCGCTCGCTCATCCTCCGCCCCGTGACCAGATACGGATTCGCCATCAAGGCTCTCCCCAAGGGCGCCAAGCCTTTCGGGCAGGAAGACGACAAGAACAAGGAGAACCCGGGGCTCGAGACATCCAGCCCCGGCGCCTCCGACAGCGACACCTCCCTGGACCCTGCGGACGAGCTGCCCGAGGACCCGACGGCGGCCCCGTTCGCGCCCGCCGACGACCCCGCGGCGCCCCCGGAGGACCCTGCAGCCTCCCCCGCCGGGGACGCTCCACCGGCGGGAGACGGCACCGGAGAGGAGCCGACGGACGCCCCGCCACAGCCGGAAGGTGACTCCCGCCCCTGGGCCGGAGACGAGTACAACGAGGGCGAGGAGACCGATCCCGACGGCCCCCTGTCGTGGTCTGCGTTCACCGGCGGCAACGGGGAACAGGCTTGGCTCGACAAAGCCCAGGACGGCACACTGACCGGATGGGTGCGGGACTCCACCGGCCAGGTGTGGCGCTACACCGACCCCGACGCGTGGGCGCTCGACGTCGACGGCGCCCACATGACGCAGACGCACCACAACGGCGAGGACAACGCCCAAGCGGCCGGGGACGGCACGCAGGGCGGACAGCCCCCGGACGACCGGGGCAAGCAGGACCTGATGTTCGCGGGCCAGTGAGGAGAGTCGAGTGAAGCTCAACCGGCAGGCGTTCCAGGACCTGCTCAACGAGGGCAAGGCCGCGTACGCGGCGGGAGACCCATCCGACTCGTGCCCGTACAACATGTACGGCGCAGACGTAGAGGAGCGGTTCGGGTACCGCTACTGGACCCGCGGATGGGTCATGGCCCGGTCCGAGGCCGAAGCCCAGGCTGCCCAGCCTGTAGGAGCCAGCGCAGGACAGTAAGGCCCTCCACTCGGCACGGTGCCCGGCGGCCCACTGTCCACCGCCGGAGGTTCCCCGCCGTGCCGAGCGCTGCTCCACCCACCAGATCCACCCGTCCCAGCACCACCCAGCGAGGCACCAGCCGGGCAATCTACGCCGTGACGGGCGTGGTCGACGAGGTCGATGACCTCATCCTGCCTGGTGCTTTCACCCGCACCCTGGCTTCACGGCCCGTCAAGTCCGTGTGGCATCACGGGTGGAAGGACCCTGTCGGCGTCGTCCTCGAGTGCGAGGAGTGGCTGCCCGGGGACGTCCGATTCAAGAGCGTGCCCGACTGGCCCCCCGAGGCCGGCGCGCTCGTCGCCACCGTGCTCTACAACCTGCGCACCCAGCAGGGCCGCGACGCCTACGAGCAGGTCAAGCAGTGGCATGAGCACAAACAGGCCGCGTTCTCGATCGGCTTCCGCGTCCCTGAGTGGGGCGCCTCCACCCGCAACAAGATCCGTGTCATCCACGACATGGACCTGTTCGAGGTCTCGCCCGTTCTGCACGGCGCGCACCCGATGACCCGCTCCCTCGAGGTGAAGTCCGCCGCCGGTAGCGGCCACGACGGGCTCGAGTACAAGTCCACGCCCGGCCCAGTAGAGATCGACGTCGTCGCCTCCTCAAAGAGCGATGACGCCATCAAGGTCGCGGGACTGGTCGTCAAGGCCGCCGACACGGGCCGCGTCCTGATGATCCAGCGCGCCCTCGACGACGAGGACCCGGCCGCGGGCACCTGGGAGTTCCCCGGCGGACATGGGGAGGACGACGAGGACCCGCTCCAGACTGCGATCCGCGAGTGGGGTGAGGAGACCGGCTCGACGCTCCCCGGCACCACCAGCGTCGTCGGGTCCTGGACAGCCCCGAACGGCATCTACCGGCTCTACGTGGCAGTCGTCCCGACCGAGGCGTCTGTACCGATCAACACCCCGCACGACGAACGCCGGATCGCCAACCCGGACGACCCGGTCGGAGACGCGACCGAGGTCACCGCCTGGTGGCCGATCACGGCTCTCCCCGATATGCCGCTCCTGCGGCAGGAGTGCCGCGAAACCCCGTGGGACCTCCTGGCCGGCGCTGCCCTGCCGAAGCCCTCCGGGCCGACCCTCGACCCCGTGAAGGTCGCGGCCGGGACCGTCGCTGCCCAGGACTTCGCCGACGGTGTGCTGTCCCGATACCGGGCCCTCGCCGCCGCCGAGAAGAAGTCCGCGCACGCCGCGGTGCAGGGCGCCCGTACCCGGCCGCACCTCGAGCACAAGTCCGCCCGCGTCATCGTCGCCGAGGCCAAGTCCGCCGGCGGCGCGGACCAGAACCGCGGGGACGCCGAGCAGTTGCGGCACTGGTACGTCCGCGGTGAGGGCGCAGCTCAAATCGGCTGGGGCACTCCCGGCGACTTCGACCGCTGCGTGTCCATCGCCGGACGCCACATGAGCCCGGAGAACGCCAAGGGCTACTGCAATCTCCGCCACAAGGACGCCCTGGGCATCTACCCCGCCACCCACGCGGCCGAGAGCAAGAGCGCTCGCCGCGCTGTCCTCGAAGCCAAAGCACGACTCAGCGCCAGCACTGGAGACCCCATGGACCCGATCCAGACCCTGCCCCAGTCGTTCGAGCAGATCCGCGACCGCCTCGGCCAGGCCGTCCGCATGCTGCTCGCTCCCGATGACGACACCTGGGCGTGCATCCACGGCACCTACCCGGACCACGTCATCGCCTCGGTGCACTCCGGCGAAGAGGGAGAGGAGCACTACCTGGTGCCGTACACCCTCGACGGCGACGACGTGGACCTGGGCACGCCGAAGCCGGTCACGCTGGCCACCGTCGTTGTCTCCGACGAGGACGACGACGAGCCGCGCGAGGCCGACGAGGACGAGGAGGCCGAAGCCCGCGTCGTTCAGCCCACGGTCGACGCGCTCAGCGACGCGACCGCGCGGATCAGCACCACCACCGCGGGCCCGAAGCAGCTCGAGGATGTCCGCGACAAGGTCCGTGACCTGATCGCCGCCCTGTCGGCGAAGGGACTCGACGTCGCCGACGCACAGCCCGCACGCCGCGGGCCGGCGGCCGCAGCGTCGGGGCTGGACCTGTGGGACGAGGACGACGAGGAGACGCCCGACGACACCGGGGACGGCGATCCCGAAGGCGACGGAGGAGACCCCGCGGGCGACCAGGACGACCCGACCCTCAAGCCGAAGGACGACGACGCCGTCCGCCTGGACCCCGACGAGGTGAGGGCCGCACTCGCCGCACTGCGGAGCTGAGTTGCACCCTCGCGACCACTCCACCCCCACGGCCCCGCTCCACTGCAGTTAACAAAACCGCAGGTCAAACCCCATGCGCTGCCCGCTCTTGACGTCTCGAGCGGGCAGCGCGCGACGTTAACCCCCCTCTCCCACTTTCATCACGCCTCGCGTTGAGGCGTCCCGGTGCTGGCCGGGCGAACGGCGCACGTCAACCGCCACCCCAGCATCAGGGAGAGCCCCGCAATGCCCACCAGCCGTATTCAGGAGCTGCAGAAGGCGCTCGAGCTCAAGAGCAACGAGGCCGAGCGCATCAGCCAGACTTTCAAGGTCGAGGACGGCGGCCAGTTCATCGTCTCCAGCGAGCAGGCCAAGGCCTTCCGCAAGGTCTCCGGCGAGGCGCAGGAGATCAAGGCGCTCATCGACGCCGAGCAGGGTCTGACCGAGATCAAGCAGTACCTCGACGCCCCGGACGCCCCGCCGGCCGCGGCCGCCCACTACGCCCAGCGCCACACGGGTGTCGAGGAGAAGTCCCTCGGCGACCTGTTCGTCGAGTCCGGCTCCTACCAGCGCGCCAACCAGGCCGAGTTCCGTGACAAGCCGTACATCCGCGCCGACATCGAGGGGAAGTCGATCTTTTCCCTGTCCGCGGGCACCGTGTCCCACCAGGTCCTCGGCTCCGCGCAGAACCTCGGCATCGCCGAGCGCCCGTTCCGCAAGTTCCACGTGCGGGACCTGTTCCCCAAGTCGACCACCAAGAACCCCGTCCTGTACGGCGCGCGTGAGACCGGCTGGACGAACTCCGCCCGCCAGGTCAAGGAGCGGTACGCCGCGGACGGTGTCTCGCCGGCGACCGGCGCGGACACCGACACCTGGGGTCGGGCCCCGCGTTCCAAGCTGACCCTGACGCCGGTGATGTACCCGGTCGCAGAGGTCGCGCACCTCCTGGACGCGCACAAGAACATCCTCAGCGACGAGCCGCGTCTGAAGACGTTCATCAACACCAGGATGGTGGAGGGGGTCAAGTACGCGGAGGACTGGGACCTCTTGCACAGCGTCGGCGACGGCCAGTCCCTCACCGGCATCTACAACACCCCCGGCGTCCAGCAGTACACCGGCCTCGCGGCCGACCAGTACTCCGTCCAGATCCGCCGCGCCATCACCAAGGCGCTGCTGGCCGAGTACGACCCGACCGGCATCGTCCTGTCCCCGACGATGTGGGAGCGCGTCGAGGTCGAGGAGGACAAGAACGGCGCCTTCCGCGTCGCCATCGCCGTCGCCATCGGTGCCGAAAAGAAGGTGTGGAGGCTGAACGTCGTCGAGACGACCGCGATGGCCGACAGCGACTTCCTGATCGGTGCCTTCGGTCTCGGCGCGCAGCTCCACGACCGCGAGAACGTGTCCGTGACCGTCTCCTCGGAGAACGCGGACAACTACGAGAAGGGCCTGATCACCTTCCGTGCCGACGAGCGCCTGGCGCTCGAGGTCCCGCGGCCGGAGTCGTTCGTCATCGGCTCCTGGACCCAGCCGACCGGCTGATCCACGCCGCAGTGAGGGGGTGCACCCGGGTATGGGTGCGCCCCCTCCCCCGTACCACCGACACGACGACGGAGGACCCTGGTGATCGAGAAGCAACTCACTGGACTCGCGGCAGACCTGGACGCGCTCACCAGCGCCCCGGCCGCTCACCGGGGGCCGCGGTGCCATATCGGGCTTCTTCTGGAGGGCGTGGACGCCGACGTGGCCGAGTCGCTGCGCGCCGTCCTGGAGACCACCGTGTCCGCCACGGTCATCGCTGAAGCCCTCGGCCGGCACGGCAACCAGGTCACGGCCTGGACGGTCAACAGGCATCGCAGACGCGGAACCCCTAACGGATGCAGGTGCCCCCGATGAGCCTGAGCACGGAACTGCAGGCGCTCCTCGAGCCGGCCGCCCCGCAGCAGAGCCAGCCCGCCCAGTCGCAGCGGCCGCCGCAGGGCGCGCCCCGCGGCTGGGAGTCCGGGGTGCGATACGAGCCGGGCGGCACGATGGTCGTCACGGCCCCGCCCGCCGACAGCCCTCCCGCCGGAGAGGCCGACTGGCGCGAGCGCGTCGAGGAGATGGGTCTTGCCATCCCCGAGGGCTTCCGTGTCCGCCTGGTCGAGGCCAAGCACGACCCCGCCGCCTGGCACCGCGACGCCCAGGGCGACGACGCCGTCACCCGCGCGGTGTGGCGCTGCCGGTACGTCATCGAACCCGCGGCGCCCGCATGGATGTCCGCTGGCGACGTCGACGCCCTGGTCCGCGACGCGATGCGCCGCCGCCGCAAAGCGCGTCCGGCCATCGACACCGCGGAGCGCGCCCTGGTCGTGGTGTACGCCGACGCCCAGGCCGGGAAGGTGGGCCGGGACGGAGGCACACCGGAGCTCATCGCCCGGATCGCTGAGCGGTTCGACCGACTCGACGACCACGTCCGGGACTTGAAGGCCGTGGGGCGCGGCCCGTCCGTCGCCTACTGGGCCGACGCCGGAGACTGCGTCGAAGGATTCGAGAACACCACGCAGCAGGCGTTCACTAACGACCTGACCTTGACCGAGATGGTCCGCGTCCACCGGCGCGTGACCTTCGAGGGCCTGGACCGTCTCGCCGGGAAGTTCGGCCGTGTCGTCGCCGCGACGTGCGGCAGCAACCACGCCCGGGTGCGCCGCGGGAAGGACGCCGTGGGCCCGCCGGTCGACGACTGGGGCATTGAGGTCATGTCACAGGTGGCCGACGCCTACGCCCGCAACGAGGACGCGTACGGGCACGTGTCGTTCGTGATGCCGGAGCGGTGGCGGGACACCGTGAGCCTGGACGTCGCCGGGAAGATCGTGGGCCTGTCCCACGGCCATCAGTACCCGCGGCCGGAGAAGGCCGGCGACTGGTGGCGCGGGCAGACCTTCGGGCGGCAGCCCGTCGCGGACGCCGACATCCTGATCACGGGGCATTACCACCACTTCCGCACCCAGCAGATGGGCAACGGCAGGCTCTGGATTCAGGCCCCGACCCTCGACAACGGTTCCGACTGGTACGCGGTCCGCTCCGGCGAGGTCTCCACGTCTGGCCTGCTCGTGTTCAGCGTCGGCCCCGAGGGCTGGGACGACCTCCGCATCTTGTGAAGAAGACGTAAAGGGGACCGGAAGTTCACCGTCCGCGGATGACTTCCACACGACGGTGGCTCCTGACCACCTACAAGGGCACCGGCTACGCCGACACCTACAAGTGGACCCTGCCTGCCTGGGCAGGGACCCTCCCCGACGGCCGCAACTACAACACCTGTCCTGGCGCCTCTGTCTGCGCCCCCCTCTGCTACGCCCGTACGGGCACCTACCAGTTCCGCACCGTCAAGGCGGCCCACGAGGCGAACCTGGTGATGGTCCTGGACGACTTGCCCGGCTGGGAGGCGGCGATGACCGCCGAGCTCCAGCACAAGCGCTACCGGGGCGGGAAGTTTGTCCGCTGCCACGACGCCGGCGACTTCTTCAGCCCGGAGTACACCGCCGCTTGGATGCGTGTGATGCGCTCCGCGCCCGACGTCACGTTCTACGCGTACACCAAGAGCGTCAGCCTCTTTCGCGAGTGCGTGGAACCGGACCCGCCCGCGAACTTCAAGTGGGTGTACTCACTCGGCGGCCGAGAAGACCACTTGATCGACCTCGAGACCGAGAGGCACGTCGACGTCTTCCCCGACGAGGAAGCCGTCGAAGCCGCCGGCTACACCTCCCGAGGCGACCTAGGGGACCTGGTCTCGATCCTCGGCCCGCAGAAGGTGGGACTGCCCGCCAACAACATCCGCCACCTCAAGACCAAGCAGGCCGGCAAGCGGTTCAGCGAGCTCGAGCGTGAGCGGAAGGCGCAGCGCCGCGGGCCCGGCAAGCAGTTCCGCGGCGGACGGCCGTAGCGGCAGGACCAAGATCGTTCTTGCCCAATTGGGCAAGCGCCACCCGGCACCGGATCCGTGCCGGACGGCATCAAGATCGTTCTTGCCCAATTGGGCAAGTGCCCCACCCGGCAGGGCGCGACCGTAACCGTCCGGGTGGGGCACGGTTCCCGCGCCCAACACAGACACGAGAGAGGGGCGTGGAGCATGGGGCTCTACAAGACGGACGGAACCCGGATCACGAAGGCGGCGTTCCCTTCCACCACTGCAGGCATCACCGACCCCGAGGTGATCGTCACGCAGGACGTATACGCCACCCGTCACAGCGACGAGGGCAGCTACTACACCGGCACCAGCAACGACACGAAGCCCGAAGGGTCCGTCAAGACCCTCGCCTTCAAGGCCGGGCAGCTCGTGCGACAGTCGGCGATCAATGCCCTGTACCCCCCGGCGGTGATCGACAGCATCAGCCCGGCAACCGGCGGTGTCGCCGGAGGCACGGTCGTGACCATCACTGGCAAGAACCTGGACGGCGTCACCTCGGTGACCTTCAACGGAGTCGCGGGCACCGCCCTGAACGTCGTCTCCGCCACGAAGCTGACCGTCACCACGCCGGCCGTTACGGCAGGCGTGAGGGACGTCGTCCTGGTCGACGACGCGGGCAACACGACCAAGACCGGCGGGTTCACCTACGCCTGACCCGCACGACAAGGGGCGGCTTCCTACACAGGGGGCCGCCCCTTGGCGTAGGGCGCGACACAAGCTGTACCCGGAGTGCAGGGTGCGCGCCGTCCGGACCGAACCCCCGAGAGGGAGCCACTCATGGCAGGCACCACCGCCCGCACCCGCAAGACCACGGCCAAGACCACCGAGGCCGCCCCCGCACAGGAGACCACCGCCGAGGCTGCTCCCGCGCAGGAGACCGCACCCGCCGAGACCACCACCGCGGCCCCCGCCGAGGAGACGACCACCGCGGCCCCCGCCGAGGAGACGGCGCCCGCGGTCGAAGACACCCCGGCCGCCGACAGCACCCCGAAGGCGCCCGAGGCCGCTCCGCTCGAACCGCCGGCCGTCCAGGAAGCCCCGGAGGCCCCGGCAGAGCCCGGCTACGCCAGCCCCACCGACGTCATCCCCGACGAGGCCAACCTGTCCGATGTGATCATCGACGACGCCACCAAGGAGCCCCCGGCCGACCCCGGCAGCGTGTTCCGGCCGCTCACCCCGTACGGCTCCACCCTCGTGTGCACCGTGCGCTTGGTCGAGCGGACGTACATCGGGCCGCACTCCAACCCCATCGAGCGTCTCCTGCAGCCCGCGGGCGCGCACGTCGCCGAGGGCATCGCCGCGCGGATCCAGGAGCGCCTCGACGCCCAGGCCGAGCGGCTCGCCGCCCACAGCAGCGAGAAGTAAGGGGGTGCGGGGTGGTCTTCGACTATGAACCCATGTACGGCGGGGCGCAGTACGACCCCGAACCGGCCGGCGGAGCTGTCAGCCGCCTGGATCTGTACGGCACGGCCGATCGGAGCGGGCCGGTAGTCGCCGCGGCGACGACGGTCACCCGGCTCCGCGCCGGGGTGTACCGGTTCGACCTGCCCGAGGTGCCGCCCGGCCGCTACTGGGGGATGGTCACCTTCACCCCGAACGACGGGGCCCAGCCGGTCAAGGACACGAGTCCGCGCCTGGACCTGCCCATGGGCATGGGCCTCGTCACCTCCCCCGAGGCCGTCGCCGACGAACTCGGTGTCCCCCTCCCCGTCACGCCGGAGCAGCGCGGCGCGCTGGAGACCGCTATCCGCAACGCGCAGGCCGACGTGGTGGGCCACATCAACCGGCCCATCGTGCCGCGGGCGCTCACCCTGCGCGCTGTGATGCCGTTCTACACCGGCCGTCTCGACGACGCCGACACCTGGCCCCTGCCCGAGCAGGACGACAACGTCGTGGTGAGCGCCTACCGGGCCAACTCGGATGGCACGTACGACGTCGACTTTCTGATCGGCCTCAACGGGGCCCGCGAGGAGACGATCGTTCGCTACGTCACCGCGGCGGCCGCGGAGTCCGAGCGGCAGCGCCCCGGCGGGGTCGGAGCCACCGGCCGCCGAGTGACCTCCGTGAGCGCCGAGGGACAGTCCATCTCCTACGAGAGCGCACCCACCGAGGGACAGGCCGGAGCGGCGCCCACGCTGGCCTCCCTGAACCGGCTGCGCCGCAGCCTCTACCAGCCTCTCAACCGTCCGGCCCGCCCACCGTGGCCGTACTCCACGTACCGCGGCCGCGGTCGCTGATCCACGAAAGGAGCGTCCCCGATGGGCGACCTCTACCAGTCCTACGGCGAGCTGACCGGCGGCCAGATCGAGGGCATCGACTACCAACGCACCTGGCGCACGTCCGACGTGTCCACGCTGCTGCACCTGGCCATCCACGGGGGAGGCATAGAGACCGGCACCACCGAACTCGCCGATGCGGCCGCGGCCGACATCCACGACTTCTACACCCTGGACGCCTTCAAGGCCGCCGGCACGAACACCGACCTGCACATCACGTCGACCCGGTACGACGAACCGCAGGCCCTCGCCATGGCGGCCGCCGCCACGCACATCGTGTCCTGGCACGGCGCCTCGGGAGCCACGGCCTTCACCTACCTGGGCGGCCGCGACTCCAACCTCCGCGACCAGATCGGCCAGTGCCTCCGCGATGCGGGGTTCACGGTGCAGCTCGCCACGGAGGAGCTGAACGGCAACGACCCGACGAACATCTGCAACAAGAACCGGCGGAGCATGGGCGTCCAGCTCGAGCTGAGCACCACCCAACGTGCCGCGTTCTTCACCGGCGGCGACATGTCCCGGGGCAACCGCAAGAACACCACGGCGGTGTTCACCTCGTACGTCGCCGCGGTGAAGCTGGGCATCTCCAAGGCCCTCGTCACGGCCGGGGCAGGCTGACCATGGCTGTCGTCCTCCCGAACGCCGTACTGACCGTGTACGCCCTCGCCCACCCATGGGCGCGGGACGCCAACGGGGTGCCCGTCCCCCCGAACCCGAACCAGAAGCCGGCCCCGCGCGGCACCTGGCCCGGGTCGGTCCTGCAGCAGGACGACGGCTCATGGACGGTGCGCCTCGACCCGCAGGCGTGGCCAGTGAAGGACGGCGACACCATCAGCGACGAGACGGGCCGCTCCTGGACGCTGACCGGCTCGCCCCGCAACCACGCGGTACCCGGCTGCCCTGACGTCGACTACGTCCAGGCCGCCGCCACCCTCAACCCGCCCGAGGTGCTGTGATGGCGGACGCGAAGTTCACGCCGAACCAGGGTCTCGAGGAGGCCCTGGCCCGGATGCTCGCCCCGTACGTGCAGCGCATCGCGCACCAGGTCGAGATCGAGGCGAAGCGCCTGGCCCCGCCAACCAAGCGGTGGGTGACCGTCGGCGACGACAAGGTCCGCCCCACCCACGTCGCGGCCCAGGGCCAGGAGGTCCCCGGGAACCTGCGCTTCACGATCAACTCCATGCGCTGGGACATGGAACACCGAGGAGTCGGGCCCAGCACGTACATGCTCGAGCCCCGCGACGAGAGCTCCCGGGCCGTGGCCAACATCAAGAACTGCCGCTGCACCACGCACAAGGACCCGCAGGGCATCGCCCGGCACATCAACACCGGCCAGCCGGTCGTGGCCGGGAAGAAGGTCACCGTCACCGTGTCCGTTCAGGCCCCCCAGGTCGTCGAGGCCGAGGTGGGCACCGTGTACCCGGGCAACCTCCGCGCGGACGGAACGCACTTCATGTCGCGCGCGGCCGCGATCGTCGCCGCCCGCCGCTGACCGCGCGACACAAGCCGGCCGGGCGCCCACAGTGCCCGGCATGGCTACGAACCCCACCACCAGGAAGCCCGCCGCCGAGGCGGAGGACAACACCGAGCCGGTCGCCGAGACCGCCGAGGCCCGCCCGGAGCGCGCCCGCCGCACACCCGACGTCGTCGGCCCGCCCCTTGGCGACGGCGAAAAGCCGGTCACCGTCACCCTGTCCCACCACCTGCGGATCAACGGCACCGACCATCTGCCGGGCGTCGAGATCCGCGTGTCCCCCGACTATGCCCGCGGCCTGCGCGGTCAGGGCTACGTCGCCCGCACCTGATGACCGAGCCGACCCTCGCCGACGCCGACCCGGTCTCCGTGCTCCTGGCGTGGCTGCAGCAGAGCGACGAGGTCGCCGACGCACTCGGCGGCCCCAATCGCGTGTCCGGCATCGCCGAGGCACCATGGCCGCACCTGGTCATTGACCACGGCGCCGGCGGAGACCTGCGTGACCTGAACTGGGCCATCGCACCGGAGGTGACGCTCGAGGTGCACGGGGACCCGGGCGGCTGGCCGGGGAAGGCCGAACTGCGGAAGATCCTCATGCGCTGCGCCACGGCCGCCAAGGGCGTCGTCGAGGCGCCGCACACGCCCGGCCAACCCGTCATCAACGGGGTGAAGCCCTCCGGTCTCCTGGTCTGGTCGCCGCTCGTCAACGGCCAACCCAGGTGGCTGATGAACCTCTCAGTGACCCTGCACCCGTGACGACGCGACGTTAACCACTCCCGCTCTCCAAGGTGTCCGCGCCCTGACACCGGACACCTTGGAGAGCCCCGTCATGAGTGGCGAGACGATCAACAACAACGAAATCGTTGTCCCCAGCATCACCCGCGTCTACCTGGGGCCCGTCGGTACGACTGCGCCCGCCGACGCAACCGTGGCGATGCCCGCCGCTCTGCGGAGCGTCGGCCTCACTACCGAGGACTCGCTCAAGTTCAACTCCGAACCGAACTTCGAGCAGGTCAAGTCCGCCCAGTCCTCGTACCCGACCCGCACGTTCCAGACCTCCGATGCGGCGACCATCGAGGTCGACCTGCAGCAGTGGTCCGGCGAGAACTTCAAGGCCGTGTACGGCGGCGGCGACATCGCCGAGATCACGCCCGCCGGCGGCACCGGCACCCCCAAGCACTACAAGTTCACGCCGCCGCGGATCGGCTCCCGGACCGAGGTGATGGCTGTGGTCGAGGTCATCGACGGCGGCAAGCACTACCGGTACATCATCCCCCGCTGCATGCAGATGGAAGGCGTCGCCTCCGACCTCGCGAAGACCAAGGAGGCCGTGCTCCCGTTGCGCCTGGCCGTCCAGGGCGGCGACGACCTGGATGCCTTCTACGTCCTCACCGACGACCCCGCGTTCGGCCCCGCGGCGTGACCTCTCGCGGCAGCGCGCGACACAAGCCCCACCGGCTTGGCACTGTCCGCGCGCTGCCGCACCCCGGCAACCCAGCTACTCAAGAAGAGGTCACCCACATGTCGTTCGTCATCGACCTGGACGCCGAGCGCCGCGAAGTCCAGTACCCCGACGGCATCCCCGTGAAGTTCGGCGGGGAACAGTTCATCTTCCCGGCAGAGCTGCCAGCGGAAGCTCTCGACCCGATCCTGTCCGACGAGCTGGACCTGGTCGGCCTCCTGGGCGACGTCCTCGAATCCTCCGACGGCGACGCCGGAATCAAGGAGATCGTCAACGCCCTCTTCCGGCGCCCGTCCCTGCCGCGGAAGTTCCTCGCCGCGATCCGCGAGACCTACACGATCCTCCTCGGCGACCAGCACGAGGACTTCCTCCGACAGCGCCCGTACATCGGCGACTACGTCCGCCTGACGACCGGTCTCACCAAGGTCTACGGGGTGGAACTGGGAAAGCTCTTTCGGTCTGCCGACTCCTCCGAGAACGCTTCGGAGACGTCGAGTCAGACCTTTCCCGATACCACCGAGTCGACGCCCGACGAGTCTGGCTCCGCCCCGGACAGCCCGAATTCATCGGCCTCCGACGGCTGATCTCCCTCGTCGACGGTCTGCCCGACGACTCCCAGGTCCGCTCTGTCCCCTTCGGAGGCTGGAACCGGTACCTCGAGCTCTTGGCGCTGATCGTCGAGGAGATCGGGCTCCTTGCCGCAGACAAGCGGCGCGAAGAGCCCACCAGCATCGTTCGCCCGCCGCGCTCCGGCACTGCGACGCGCAGCAGCTCCGGCACCACGCCCCAGCCGCCGCAGCCCGCCCCGGAACCGCCGGCGTCCCGCATGACCGGCCACAGACAGATGCTCATGGCGGCCATGCAGAGAGGAATGGTCCGTAGTGGGTGAGGGCCTGCAGGCCGGTCGCCTCGACGTGCCGGTCGTCGCCGACCTTTCGGGGTTCGCGGCAAAGCTGCGCGCGGAAGTCGAGTCGGCCGCCGAAGGCCTGGCCGCGAAGATCAAGGTCGAGATCGACTCCAAGGGCCTACGGCGACGGCTCAAGGACGTGGTCAAGGAGGCGTCCAAGGGCGTCACCGCGAAGATCCGCGTAGAGATCGACGAAGACCGGTTCCGTGCCTCCCTGGACGGCATCCGCCGCCGCATCGACGACTCCGGCCTGAACCTTCCCGTCAGGCCGGACGGCGACGGCGACGGCTCGAACCGCGGCGGTCTACTCGCCGGGCTGCGGAACCTGATCACTGGCGCCCAGGGCGAAGCCGACCGGAACCCCGTCAACGTTCCGGTCAACATGCGGATGCCGGGGCGCGGCCGCGGCTCCCTGCGCATGCTCGGCATCGGCTCCCTCATCTCCCTGCTCGAGCCCGCGGTCGCCCTGATCGGCCAGTACGGCGCCGGCCTGACAGCCCTCGTGTCCGCGGCCGCGCCCGCGGTCGGTGTCCTGGGAGCGATACCCGGGCTGATCGCCGCGGCAGGCACCGCAGCTATCGGCACGAAGGTCGCGTTCTCCGGCTTCGGCGACGCGCTCAAGGAGACGCTGAAGATTCAGCAGCAGCAGGCCGCCGGGACCAAGGTCACCAAGGCCGAGCAGCAGAAGCTCGACCAGGCCCTCGGCAAGCTGTCGAAGTCGGCGCGGGAGACCGTCACCACGGTCGCGAGCCTGTCCAGTGCCTGGCGGGACATGAAGAAGTCCGTCCAAGAACGCTTCTTCTCCAAGATCGCCGACGAGGTCAAGCCCCTGTCGGAATCGGTCCTCCCTCTCTTCAAGAAGACCCTCGGCGACAGCGCCTCTCAGATGGGCAACCTCGCCAAGCGGGGCGCCCAGTTCATGCAGACCGGCGTCTTCCGCAGGGACTTCAAGACGATCGCGGGCACCAACTCCCGCGTCGTCGGCAACCTGACCGATGGCCTGGCCAACATGGGCCACGCCACCATGGACTTCCTGGTGGCTTCCGGACCGTTCGTCGAGCGGGTCGGTCAGGCCGGCGAGAAGTTCACCCAGTGGGTCCGGGCCTCCGTGAAGGCGGGCCGGGAAACCGGCAGCCTCGCCAAGTTCTTGGACCACGCCGGGGACAAGGCCGCGCAGCTCGGCAGGACCACCGGCAACCTCATCAAGGGACTCGGCGGGGTCGGCAAGGCCGCGATGGACAGCGGTAACGCCCTGCTCGACGGCCTCGAGGGCAGCATGCTGCGCTTCACGCGCTGGGCCAACTCCGGCGTGGGCCAGAAGGCCATGCAAAATTTCTTCAGCGACGCGGCCCCTGCGTTCCACGAGGTCAACCTCCTTTTCGGGGACCTCATGCGCGGGCTCGGCCGGTCCATGAAGGACGGCGGGATCACCGACCTCGTACGGCAGATCCGCACGGAACTGATGCCCGCCCTCGGTTCGTTCTTCAACGCCATCGGCCACAGCGTCGGGCCAGCGGTCATCTCCGTGATCTCGAACCTCGCCACGGCGATCGGGAACGTCTCGGCGGCGGGAAGCGGGCTCGCCGTACTGCTCGTGACCTTCAACGGGCTGCTGCAGATTTTCAACGGGGTCATGCGCGTGATCCCCGGGGCGAACACGGCACTTGCTGTGTTCCTGGGCACGATGCTCGCCCTCAAGGTGGTCAGCGGCGTCGCCACGATGCTGCGCGGCTTCGGCACCTCCGTCACCGCCGCGGGCACCTCCGTGCGCACGCTCGGCACCACCATGCGGGGCACGATGGGCGCTGGCGTCCTCGGCCCGCAGATCACCATGTGGCAGCGGATGGGGCTCGCCTACCAGGGCGCCGCCTCGCAGGGTGGCCGCCTCACCGGGACGCTGCGCGGGATCGGCGCGGCCAACCGTGTCGCCTCCCGGGCCCTCGGCGGCATCACGTCCGCTCTCGGCGGCCCGCTCGGCATCGCCATCGCTGGCGTCACGATCGGTCTCGGCTTGCTCGCCTCCAAGCAGGAGGCCGCAGCCCGCGCCGCGGCCGCGCACGAGGAGCGCGTCAACTCCCTCGCGCAGGCCCTGGCGGACTCCAACGGCCAGATCGACGCCAACGTTCGCGCCCAGGCCGCGCAGTACCTCCAGGAAATCAAGCTCTCCGATGGCAAGGGCAAGCTCGTCGACGTCATGCGGGACGCCGGCGTGAACCTCAAGTCGGTCACGGACGCCTACCTGCAGCAGGGCGGCTCAATCGACGGGCTGCAGAAGAAGCTGACCGGGCTCGCCGATGCCACCAAGCACTACGTGAACTACGCCGGTGACAAGGCGTCCAAGCTCGAGTACACGCCGCAGGGCGAGAAGTACAAGGCCGCGGCCGACGCCCTCGGGGCGATGAGTGGCGAGCTGGACAAGTCACGGAAGAAGCAGAAGGAACTAGACCAGGCGGTCAACGGCTCGGCTACTACCGGCACGACGTCGTACGACCGTCTGAATTCCGCCGTCCAGGGCTTCACCGACAAGACCAAGAGCGCGGACGAGCGAGTCGACGCCCTCAAGCGCGCTCTCAACGAGCTGCAGGGCAACACCCAGTCGTTCCACGACGCCGAGACCCAGCTCAACGCCGTGATGCTCCAGATCGACGACACGATGAAGGAGAACATCGACCACGCCGACGGCTGGGGCAAGAAGCTCGTCGACAACGACGGGTTGGTCAACACCGCGTCCAAGAACGGGCAGACCCTCAACTCGCAGCTCACGGACCTGCGAGACGGCATGCTCGGCGTGGCTACCCGGGCGCAGGAAGCCGCGGAGCAGGGCCTCATGCCCATGTCCGAAGCAATGAGCAAGAGCCAGAAGGCGATGGAGCAGGCCCGCGCGAAGGCCATTCAGCTCGCCACGGACATGGGCATCCCCAAGGAGCAGGCCAAGGCGCTTGCCGATCAGATGGGGTTCATCCCGGACACCGTCACCACCCTGATCACGGCCCAGGGCATCCCGGAGGCGACCGCGGAGTTCCTAAGCCTGCGCAGCACCCTGGAGAAGATCCCCGCAGGCAAGGGCGTCCAGATCAAGGCGCCCACGTTTGAGGCCCGCACCCAGATCGAAGCCCTCGGCTTCAAGGTGCAGCGCATCCCCGGCAGCAAGAACATCGTGGTCACGGCCCCGACCAAGGGCGCGCGCATCAACATCGGCGCCCTCGCCGCGGACATCGCCAACGCCCCGGACAAGAAGAAGGTCACCGTCCAGGCGATCATCAAGCAGGCCGCCGGCGACCTGAAGAACGTCCAACAGAAGGTCGCGGGCCTGCCCAAGGGCAAGTCCATCGAGGTCAAGACACCCACGAAGACGGCCCAGGCCGCGCTCAAGGACCTCGGTTACAAGATCAAGACCGTCGACGGTTCGCACGGCAAGACCGTCAAGATCACCGCCCCGAACAAGACGCCCATCCAGCAGGTGCAGGCGATCCAGGGGAAGATCAACGGCCTTACCGGCAAGACCGTCCACGTCACCGTCAAGTACTCGACGCTGGGCAAGCCGTACGTCTCCCCGAAGGCAGACGGCGGGATCGTCCAGTACGCCAACGGTGGCATCCGCCGCATGGCAGGCCGAGTGAAGGCCTTCGCGAACGGCGCGGAGCAGCACATCGCGCAGATCGCGCAGGCAGGCGAGATGCGCCTGTGGGCGGAGCCCGAGACCGGCGGAGAGGCCTACATCCCGCTGGCTCCCGGCAAGCGCCGCCGCTCCGAGGCGATCCTCGATCGGGTCGCAGAGATGTTCGGCGGCCGCGTCGTCTACTTCGCCAACGGCGCGATGCGCCAGTACGCACAGGGCGCCGTACGGACGCGCGCCTCCACCGTCCGGCAGCGAGCGGCGGCCGCGCAGGCGGCGGGAGCGCTTGTCGGCGGTGACCTCAACCTGAACATCGGTGCGGTCGCATCGACTGGAACCGCCCTGGAGGACGCCATGTTCGAGCTGCGCCGTATCCGACTCGGAGGGGGAGCCAATGCGTGACGGCGAATGGGTCCTCGGCTACTCCCCTTATGACAACTACCCGGGCGCGTCGCTGACGTTCGGCCGCGAGAGGTCCGGCATCTACTGCCTGAGCGAGCCGGACGTCACGTTCGCCGACATGGACCTTTCCGACGCGGCTTTGCCCGGCGAGGACGGTATCCGCATGGGCCGCGACTACCAGCGGAACGCCACGGTCACGTTCGAGCTGGGCGTCGACGGCGTAGGGGGACCGATTGACCGGCACTGGCCCATGCGCCCGTGGACGCGAGGGACCCGGGTCGGTGACTGGACCGACATCGAGGCGGTGCTCGCCGCCTACAACAAGAAGGACCAGGGGCCGTACCAGTGGGGACTCGACGGCCTGAACATGCTGCGGCAGGTGTGGCGGGCCGACTCCACCCGTGGGAAGGCCGGCCGCGTCGCCTGGCTCGTACACAGCTCTGGAGGGCGCACCCGCCAGATGTACGGGCGCCCGAGGAAGTTCGCTGTCTCCCACTCCCGGCTGAGCCGCCAGGGGTACACGCCCGTCGTCTGCGAGTTCGTCGCCGTCGACGATCGCTTCTACGAGCAGACAGAGAAAGAGGTCGAGCTCTACGACCACCTGTTCCTTGGACTGCCGCCGCGGCCCGGCCGAGTGTCGGGCGGCGGCTGGCTGTTCCAGTCGAAGAAGACCGCGTCATTCCAGCAGCGCGGCACGCTCAACACGTACCCGTACATCGAGATCCACGGGCCGTGTAAGAACCCGAAGGTCACGCTGACCCCGGAACTGTGGGCGGTGCAGCTCAACATGACGATCGGCGTCGACGAGCACGTCACCATCGACGCCCGCCCGTGGGCGCGGACGGTCACTCACTACAAGGGCTCGACGTCGAAGTCGGTGGCGGACAAGCTGACGCGGTCGAGTCCGCGGCTGTCGCAGATGTTCATCCCGCCCGGGTACTGGACGGCTTCGCTGGCCTACACGAAGTCGACGGTCCGCGCGTTCGAGGGGCCGCGGATCCGGATCGCCTATCGCGACGCGTACTCCTGGTGGTGAGCACGCGACAGTAGGCGCCGCGGCCGCCCACTCTCTCCTCTCCCTTATGGAGAAGGAGAACGGCATGACGTGGGACGGCATCCCCTGGTTCGTCGAGGGCACCGCAGCGTCCGAGGAGACGATGCGCCTGATCGTCGAGGCGGCCGTGTCTGGCGGAGAGGGCGTCATCGGCCCCGCTGACCTCCTGGTGACGGCGCTGGACGCCCCGGCCGGCGCGGTCCAGGTGGCACCGGGGGCCATAGTGGCGAAGCGCCGCGCGGCCGCGGGCGGCGGGAACCAGTCCTACGCGGCACGGATGCCCACGCTTGAGCAGGTGGACATCGAGCCGACTGCCGCCGACGGAGGCAGGTCGGATCTGATCATCGCCAGGGTGGAGGACCCCTACGGCGGGGAGACTTGGCCGGCGCCCGAAGACCCGACGGTCGGCCCGTACGTCTTCACCCGAGTCATCCCCGACGTGCCGCAAGGCACCACGAGCATCCTCGACATCGACCCCGACTCCACCGCCATCACCCTGGCCCGGGTCGACGTGCCAGCGGGGACGACCAACATCACCGCTGGCATGGTCACCAACCTGCGGCAAATCGCGCGGCCGCGGGCGCAGGCCTCGCGTCGGTACCTGCCCGGCGCCTGGTCGACCCCGGACGACGTCGGCCCCATCACCGACGGGTGGGAGATGTTCCCGCTCGGTGCGACGTGGACGGAGAAGGTGCCGGAGTGGGCGACGCACGTGGCCGTGCACGTGTCCATCACGGGCCTGCTCCACCCCGACGCGACGGAGGCCCGCGGCCAGGTACGGGTGTCCTTCGGCGAGCAGCACGGGGTGGGAATGCCGTACGGGGCCACCCAGGCGGGCCGGCTCGCCGTCCAGGCCGGGCACAAGTTCCTCCTCGACCCGGCCGACCGCGGGCAGATGCGGGACATCGACATCGAGGGCATCGGCACCGCGGGCTTCACCGGTGTGCTGCGCGCCGACGCGTACACGGTGCTGTCGCTCGAGGTGACCTACTCGCAAGAGCCGGTGAGTGCCTGATGGCCTGGCGGTACATCGCGATGCGCGCGGTGTCCGGCGACTTCCTCGACTGGGACGTCCCGTTCGTCGCCGACTCCCCGCCCAAGCGGGAGCTGAACGGGCCCGGCCAGATGACAGGGAAGATCGCACCGGAGTACATGCGGCTGATGGCCAAGCCCGACGGCCTGCCCGTCCTCGCCGAGTGGTCCACCGCTCTGTTCGCCGAGTTCGAGGGCCGTATCCGGTGGGGCGGACTGATCACGAACATCGCCTTCGAGGGCCAGGCGATGAAGGTCACGTGTGCTGGCTACACCGCCTACCCCAACGGCATCCCCTACCTCGGTTCCGTGATCCGCTCCGGCGCCAAGATCGCCCAGAAGTGGGCGTACGACGGGAAAGACAAGAACCACGACGGCTACATCGACGGCACCCACCCCAAGAAGAAGATGCCGAAGAAGCCCAAAGGCAAGGTCAGTACCCGGTGGGACGCGTACGACATCGTCCGAACCATCTGGGCCCACCTGCAGGACTACAAGATGGGCAAGCTGGGCGTCACCCTCGACAAGCACGACTCCGGTTACAAGCTCGGCGCCTCAAGCGGCGAGGACCCGTGGGAACTGCTGTGGTGGGACAGCCCCGACTGTGGCTCCACGATCACCGACGTGATGAACCTTGCGAAGGGCGATTTCCTCGAGCGGCATTACTGGGACGGCTCGAAGGAGAAGATCCTCCATCACATCGACCTGGGCACCAGGCGCCTCGGCAAGGCCCGCAACGACCTGCGATTTGCCCAGGGCGAGAACATCATCGAGATCGCGACCCCCAACTACCAGGGCGATTTTTTCGCGAACAACGTCTACGTGCTGGGGAAGGGGTCGGGGCAGAAGACGGCCCGGGTCCGTGTCGTCGTCGACGACAAGCGGCTGCGTCGCGCCCGGATCATCGCCCACAAGAGCACCGCGAACGCGAAGTCGCTGACCGAGTACGGCAAGAAGGAGCGGGCCAGGCACTCGGAACAGCTCACGATCCCGTCCATCGCGGTCCGCCACCACCCCAACGCCCCGCTCGGCTCGTGGGCGCTCGGCGACCGCATCCTCGTCCAGGTCGACATCCCGTGGGTGGGCGAACTCGCCATCTGGCACCGCGTCGTGTCCGAGGAGATCGACCCGGCCGCCGGCACCGCGGTCCTGTCGCTGACCCGCAGCGACTTCTACGGCTGACCAGGCCGCGACACTAACCCCTTCTCCCCTCCACTCTCCCGCCCTGCCCCGGATATCCCGGCGGCCGCGGAGAGATGGAGGGGAGGACGGGTGTCGTCCTTCAACCTGGACGAGCGGGAGAAGGCCAAGCAGTTCGCGTCCTACTTCAAGCAGCTCGAGGACCGCCTGGCCGCGCTCGAGCGCTCTAACCAGCTCAACAACGCGAGCATCGAGGGCGGCGCCCTCGACATCTACGACGAGGACGGCGCCCTCAAGGGCTCCGTCGGCGTGCAGGACGACGGCACGGTGGCCTTGGTCCCCCACCCGGAGAACACCGACCCGCCCCCCACACCGTCCGCGCCGACCGTCGATTCCGCCCTGGCGGGGCTGGACATCACATGGTCCGGCCAGTGGGCCAACTCCGAGACCGCGCCCAACGACTTCGCCCTGGTCCAGGTCCACGTCGGCACACCCGCCGACTTCACCCCGAACGCCGCCACCCAGGTCTCGCAGATCAACGACGTGACCGGCGGCAAGACGACTGTGCACATCGAGGGCTACGACCCGGTGTGGGTGCGCCTGGTCGCTGTGAACACCGCGGCGCTGGCGGGTGATCCGTCGGACGCGGTGCAGGGGCAGGCGAGGCAGGCCGTCGGCCAGGACCTGATCGACAACATCATCACTGACGTCAAGATCGCGAACGAGGCGATCACCGAGGCCAAGATCGCCTTGTCGGCTGTGACCAGCGACAAGATTGCGGCCGGCTCGGTGAACGAGCTGCTCCTGGCCGACGACGCGGTCACCGCGGCGAAGCTCGCGGCCGCTTCCGTGGGGACGGTCGCCCTCGCCGATGGCGCGGTGCTGGCGGCCAAGCTCGCCGACAACGCGGTCACGCAAGCCAAGGTGGCGGCGAACGCGGTTACGGAACTCGCCCTCGCGAACTCGGCGGTCACCTCGGCGAAGGTGGCCGTGGGTGCGATCGACTCCACGCGGATCGCGGACGCGGCCGTCACGGCGGTGAAGATCGGGCAGAACGCGGTCACCGCGGCGAAGCTGGCCGACGGCGCCGTGGGCGTACTGGCCCTGGCGGATTCCGCGGTCACCTCGGCGAAGGTGGCCGTGGGTGCGATCGACTCCACGCGGATCGCGGACGCGGCCGTCACGGCAGTGAAGATCGGGCAGAACGCGGTCACCGCGGCGAAGCTGGCCGACGGCGCCGTGGGCGTACTGGCCCTGGCGGATTCCGCGGTCACCTCGGCCAAGGTCGCTGTCAACGCGATCGACTCCACGAAGATCACGGACGCTGCTGTGACAGCGGCAAAGATCGGCGCGGCCGCGGTCACCACAGGCAAACTCGCCGCCCAGGCCGTCACGCTCGCCAACCTGTCCGGGGCGCTCGCCGACGTCGCCTCCCAGCGGTGGGTCGACACGATGGGTGACCCGTCCACCTGGACGGTGGCCGCCCTCAGTACCGGCGGCGCCTTCGACTTCCTCACCGGCATCACCGACGCCCAGACCGGACAGACCGTCGGCCAGGCCACCGGCTTCGCCCGCCTGCGCGGCAACACCCTGATCCCGTACGACCCCGACGTCCTGTATCGCATCTCCGCCCGAGTCCGGATGCCGCAGGCCAGCACCTCCGACGCGGTCTATGTCGGCGTCCTCGGCATCGGCGCGGACGGCGTGACGTTGGTCAACCGCGACGGCTCCAACTCCGTGAACAGCCACTACTACCCGGCTGCGTCCGGGAAGGCCGTCGCGAACTCGGACGGCTGGGTCACGGTCGTCGGGTTCATGAAGGGCCGGGCCGCCTCTGGTGTCTCGGGCAGTGCCGGCCCGAACAACGACCCACGCTCCGCGGGCCTGGTGAACGCGGGCGTGCGGTTCATCAGCCCGTACATCTGGCTCAACTACAACCAGCAGTCCAGCGGGTCCTCGAAGATGCAGATGGACTACGTCGCGATCGAGGCCCTGAAAACCGGCGTGGTCGACACGATCAACCTGTCGTCCGGCGCGGTCACGGCCCCGGCCATCGCAACGGACGCTGTGATCGCCGGAAAGATCGCGGCCGACGCCATCACCGCGCGGGAACTTGCGGCGAACTCGGTCACGGCCGCGGAGCTCTCCGCCGGGTCGGTCACGGCGGCCGCCATCGCGGCGGGAACCATCACGGCCGGGCAGCTCGCCGCGAACTCCGTCACGGCGACGCAGATAGCCGCGGGCAGCGTGCAGACGGCGGCCCTGGCCGCCGACGCCGTAGCGGCCGGAAAGATCGCGGCCGACGCCATCACCGCGCGAGAGTTGGCCGCGAACTCGGTGACGGCCGCGGAGCTCTCCGCCGGGTCGGTCACGGCGGCCGCCATCGCGGCGGGAACCATCACGGCCGGGCAACTGGCCGCGAACTCCGTCACGGCGACGCAGATAGCCGCGGGGGCGGTGCAGGCTGGAGCCCTGGCCGCGGACGCCGTGGCGGCCGGCAAGGTGGCCGCGGACGCGATCACCGCGCGGGAGCTCGCCGCGGGGTCGGTCACGGCCTCCGAGATATCCGCCGGCTCCGTCACCGCCAACGCCATTGCCGCCGGATCGGTCACCACGGACAAGCTGACCGTCGTAGCGGGCTCCAACGTCCTCAACGATCCCAGTTTCGAGGGCGCCTACGCCGCCTCGGTGGCCGCAAAGTTCTCCTCGTACGTCGCCCAGGACCTCACGTTCGGCAACGGCTCGGCGGCCAGCCTGAAGTTCACGACGGACGGCACCGCAGCCTGGCGCGCGGCCGAGCTCGCACTCCTGACGATCCTCCCCGGGGACCAGCTCCACATCGGCGTCGACTACTACGCCTCGACGAACTGGGTCGGCGCTGGTGGCGAGATCAACATTCAGATCCGGTGGGAGTCCGAGGGCGGCACCATCCTGTCGTACAGCAAGACCGACAGCCGTACGACCGCGCCCACCCTCGGCGCGTGGACGCGACTGCAGGGCACCTACACCGCTCCCGCCACCGCTGTACGCGCCCGCATCCGTATCGAGACCGGCCTGGTCACGGCCGGCACCGTGTCGTTCGACAACGCTGTATGCCGCCCGATCGTCCCCGGGGTGCAGATCGCCGACGGTGCGATCACCACGCCCAAGATGGTCGCCGGGTCCATCCAGGGCGACCGGATCGCGGTCAACACCCTGAACGCCGACCGCATCGTGTCCGGCTCGATCACCACGAGCCAGCTCAACGTCACCACCGCGGCGAGCGTGCTGCAGAAGTTCTACGACGTCGGCGCGGACGCAGCGAAGTGGCGCACCAGCGGCTCGAGCACGACCACCACGACCACGCCCACGAACCTGACGTCGGTCCAGGTTGCCGACGCCCAGGCCGGCGGATCGGTCATGCGAGCGGTCGCCCAGGTCTCCGCGGCTTGGCGGCCGGACATGCTCATCCCGTTCGACCCGAACGTCCTCTATCGCATCTCCGCGGTCGTCCGGCAGACCGTCGCGGGCAGTGACACCGCGCAGCAGCGGTTCTACATGGGCGTGGCCGGCGTGGCAGCGGACGGCACCACCCTGGTCAACACCACCGGCGCCGCCTCCGCAGCCACGCAGCACTACGTCGCCGCCTCCTCCCAGAACCTCACCGCGGGCGGCGGATGGCAGCGCTTCACCGGCTACATCAAGGGCTACGCGGCGACTGGCGCCAACGGCACACAGGGCACTGCCCCCTCGCCCACCGCGCCGGGAGTGCTGCACGCGAACGCCCGCTACATCTCGCCCCTGTTCTACGTGAACTACAGCGGCGGAACCGGCACCGCCGAGATCAGCTCCATCACGGTCGAAGTCATCGAGACCGGCGCGGTGCAGACCGTCAACATCGCCGATGGCGCCATCACGGCGAACAAGATCCTGGCCAACACCATCACGGCGGACAAGATCGTCGGCCTGTCCATCACGGGCGACAAGATCGCGGCGAACGCCATCACGACGGACAAGCTAGCGGCGCTGTCTGTCACCGCGGTGCAGCTCGCCGCGAACTCGGTCACAGCCACGGCCATTCAGGCGGGATCCATCGACGCCACCCACATCAAGGCCGGAGCGATCACCGCCGACCGGCTGTCCCTGGGTACCGACGGCAACCTCATCGCCGACCCCAGCTTCGAGGGGGCGATGTCCGACGCTCGGGTCGTCGGGACCACCTACTGGTCGATCGTCACCCCCGGCAACAACACCGCGCGAGCCCTGCAGGTCAACGCCGCCAACGGCACGGTTATCACCCGCTCCATGACCCTGGCCACGGTGCCGGGGATGCCCGGTCAAAAGCTGTGGCTGTCCCTCGACTACTTCGCCTCGACCGACTGGAACGGGCTCCGTATCAGCGTGTACGGGCAGTGGCTGGACGCCGTCGGCAACGTCCTCGACTACAGCACCATCACCACGGGCGACAACCTGGCAGTCAAGGGCGCGTGGACCACCATCAGCGGAGTGCCCGACACGGTGGCCCCTGCCGGTGCGACTCAGCTCCGCATTGCGTGCTCCACCGTCAACTCCAGCGTGGGCACGGTCCAGTACGACAACGCGTCCGCCCGGATCGTCCTCGCCTCCGGGTTCGCCGGGGCCCGCTCCGAGATCAGCCCCCGCGGTCTGCAGCTCTTCGACGACAACGGCGACGAGGCCGTCTCCCTGTTGACCGGCCAACCCAACTACCTGACCCTCAGCGCCGACGGACTGCCCGTCGCGACGATCGACCAGAACGGTGGGGCCTACTTCCAGAGCCTGGCCGTCGCCGACACCCTGACCGTGGGCGGCTCCGACTGGACTACTTTCCTCAACCAGTCGCCCCGTGGGATCCAAGCAATCAACTTCCAGACCAGCACTCGCACCGCGTCCGCCACAGAAATGGGGTTCGTGGAGCTGGTGGCCGACATCGACGCCACCCGGATGTACCGGATCGTGTTCGCGGCCCGCGCCAACCCCTCTGTGACTGGCGGCGAGCTGCAGCTACGCCTCCGCGACGGCGGCACCGCCGCGCCAACGATCACGAGCACCCAGCGGTACGTCTCCGTCCACCACATGGCCCTCGGCAACTCCTTCACCGCACGCATGGAGTACAACGTCGCGGGCAAGTCGCTCGGCGCCGGAACGCACCGATTCCTGCTGACCTTCACCAACGCGCTCGGCCCCAGCGGACAGACGTGCACTCTGTCCGGGGCGAGCGACAACCCCGGCTATCTGTATGTCGAGGACACCGGCCCGTACGTCCCCGCGACCGGTGGCTACAACGACGGTGGCGGCACGGTCGCACAGCCGCCCACGAAGTACACCAAGACCTATAGCGCCACCTGGTCCGGCTCGTACGCGAACCGCGGCTCGTACAACAGCTATTACGGAAACTCGTGCTACCAGGGCTACTACTCGTCGACGAACGGCACGCAGGCCAGCCTCATCGGCTTTTCCTCGGCACTCGGGACCGACCTGTCAGGCGCGACGATCGTCAAAGCCGAGGTGTACCTGTACTTCGATCACTGGTACGCCAACGCCGGCGGAAAGGCCGTCATCAAGGCCCACAGCTTCACCTCCCGACCGTCGACGTTCTCGAGTGATCCCGAGTCACAGACGATCTCCTGGGCCCGCAACGAAGGCAAATGGGTCGACATCACGGCCGTCTTCGACAGCACCAAGTGGCGCGGCATCGCGCTCGACCCGAACAGCACCTCGTCGACGTACTACGGCCGCGCCCGCGGCTATGGCCAGACCAACCCCCCGCAGCTCCGCGTCACCTACACCAAGTGAGGAAGCCGACCTATGCCCGCGCTACCGATGCCCCTGAACACGATGTGCGCTCTTGCCTGCGAGAAGTCTTTACTGCCACGCGTGCGCATGGCCATCGCGATCATCGCGCAGGAGGTTTTCGCCGAGTCCAAGGACACCCCCGGGTATCCGCTGCGCTGGAACTTGGCGAAGACGGTCCTGAGCCCGACCGAGGCACAAGCCGCGTCGATGATGGTCGGCCTGGTCGTCTACCCGGACTTGCTCGCCGCGGCCGCGGCCGCCGGAACGACTGATCCCGTGGCCATGGCCGCAGCGATTACCGACGAGCAGCTCCTGGCCGCGATCCGCGCGGGATGGAACGCGGTCTCCGGCGTCAGCCAGGCCTCGATCGCCGAGACCGTGCAGGCGACGACGTAAAGCCTTCCGGTGTTGCAGCGTTCGGGCTGCGGGGAGCCGCGGACCTTTCGGGGTCCCGGCTCCCGCGCACCCCAATCTGACGACCGATACCGAGGAGGCGCTCATGGAGTGGCTCACCTCTCTGGCGCCTGTCCTCGCCCCCCTGTCCGGCATGGTTGGCGTGCTGGGCGGAGCCTGGATGGTGTACCGCCAGACGAGACACAAGACCGACACGGACGCCCGCACCGCGGAAGCCAACACGGCAGTCACCGCTGTGACGACCGTGACGGAGGGCTTCACCAAACTGCTGGAGCAGCAGCGCGAGACCAACGCGAAGACCCTCGAGCGACTCACCACGGTCGAGGCCCGCGTCGAGCGCCTCGAGGAGGAACAACGGCAGTGGCGACGGTGGAAGGCCGCCGCGGTGGAGTACATCCACCAGCTCCGCGCCCTGGTCGGCCGGCTCCGCGAGAGTCCCGCTCCGGCCCCGCCGCGCGAGCTCGCCGAGGACCTGGGCGACAACGCGACGTAAGCCGTCGGCCGCGCGCACAGTCCGCCCGTCACGCATCCACGCATGAAGGGCAATCCCTTGTCTCCAGTACTCGAAGCACTCGCGAATGGCGGCCAGGTGGGCGCAGTACTGCCGCTGCTCACCGCGGTCGTACAGCGCCCCGCCTGGTCCGCCCGGTACAAGCAGGTCGTCGCGGTCGTGGCCGCGCTCGTCGCCGGCGTCGCGGCCGTAGCGGCAGACGGCGGCTGGGATCAGTTCCAGCACGGCAAGCTCACCCTGGCCACCTTCCTCGGCGTCCTGGCGGCCGCCCAGACGTCCTATGACCTGATCTGGAAGCCCAGCAAGATCGCCCCCGTGATCGAGGCTCTGACGACGCGGAAGGGGGCGCAGCAGGCCGAATAGGGACCATGGGGCCCGCCGGCCCTCCACCTGGCGGGTACCATCTGCAACGAGGTGGCCGTACTGCCGCCGCGAATACGCGTCTGAGACTCCGGTCAGGTCTATGGGCTGTGACACGCGTTGCTCGTAAGAGCAGGGTGTTCCTCTCGCCCGTGGTCGACCTGGCCATCATGGGGCCGACCAACCGGGTGCGCGCAGAGCGCTCGGGGCCGGGGAGTGGTTGCTCCTACGAAGATCCGGCACACGCTATTCGCGACCGTACGGTCACCTCACCTGTTTCAGCAGGACCATCAGGGCCCGAGAGCACGGGCCTCACCCGAAGCGGAGGAACACACGCCCATGAGCAACGCGCAGAACGTCGCCGCCGAGATCGGATACCTGTCCCGGATGGGCGACGACGCGTTCATGGACACCGCCGTTGCCTACGTCATGGGGGATACCGACACGCGCGTCCCCCGGGCCGTCCAGGGCGCGGCACTCGGATCGCCTCAGCTCGCGCCCCGCACTCTCGACGCCCTCGAGACGGCCCTGCGCCGCGCACGGCAGTACAACCCTCTCCAGGAGGGCGAGACCAAGCGGCAGCAGCAGGCCCGCATCGCGCCGTGGCGGGCGAGGATCCAGGCCGCGACAGGCCCGCTCCAGGACGTCGTCGACGACCTGGCCCACGAGCACGCGAAGCAGTTGGCCGCTCTCGACGACGACTCGTTTACCGCCCGGTTCACCGACTTCATCCTCGGCGAGCCCGCCCCCGCGCCGACTTCCCAGCGGATCGAGGCGCTCGGCTTCCGATCACACAGAGTGGCTAAGCGGGCGGCGGACATCTGCCGCCTGATGAACGAGGACCCGGGCCAGTTCCTGCCCGAGCCCGCGCCGGACGAGAGCCGCACCGCGCGGCAGAAGCGGGTCGAGGAGTTCCGCCGGCGCGTGGAGGCCGAGGCCGCGTTCCTGCGGTACGGCGCCCAGTACGCGGAGGCGCGCCAGGGCCGGATGCCTAGCGAACCGAACCACCGGCTGCAGGCGCTCAAGCTCCTCGGCAAGGCCCACCCCCAGGAGCTGCTCGAGCTCCTCCGCCAGGTCCGGGGCGAGGCCCGCGCCGCCAAGCAGGACGCGCGCCGCGATGCCAGGGACAGCCGGCGCGCGGCCCAGTCCGGCGCGCGCTGAGGCGCGCTCCCGGCCGACCGCTCCACTTTCAGGGCGCGCCCGATGGCGCGCCCTTCTCCATGTCCG